TCCCGTCGGGACTACAATTTCAAAATAGCAATCATCTGACAATCTGATGGTTGCTATTTTTATTATTCATGTTTTTGGCTTATTTTTGGCGATATAATACAGGTTTTCACTTCATTTTCCCAAACTTCGTGTGCGTCCTCGTGCTTTGAATGCGTCCACTTCATTACGCAAATATAGCACTTTTCGTCCTATTCTTACCGGGATTAGACACTTTTCTTTCTCCCACCGATGCAATGTCGGATAGGACACTCCTAAAATCTCGGACGCCTCTCCACGGGTACAATACTTTATCTTATCACCCATAGCTGCTTTCACGGCACTGAACGTTTTTTCAGCAACGCTATCCCCTGTCTCCTGAATGAGCACATTTGCAAAGGTACGCAAATCTGAAGCGCTAATCAATAGCATCGCGTCGGATTGGCGATCCCGCATAACTTGCATGAGCAAACTATCCATATTCTATAAAAATAGTGGCAACTCCTGCTGCCGTCCGTCAATATGATTTCTTTCCTTTGTTTTAAACCTCCGCCACGAAATAGGCGGATTCGGTTCCCTATATTTACCCCGCGTGGCTCGGCGCCTGTCACGCTGCGCCCGCAAAAACTGGAGCTTTCTCTTCGCTTGGTTGATCCGATGATTACATATGCCATGTATAATTATCATCAGTTCTTCCCGGCTCAGTTCATTTGTCCATACCGTATAGTCGGCGATAGTTGGCCGCCCTTCCGCCCTTCTCCCCATTTGCTTTTATCGAAATAAGTTGCTACCTTTGGAGTGACGTGTCAAAGGTGGGGCTTGAGAGCGCCACAAACGCAAAGGGCTCCGGATCAGGGAGCCCTTTACATTGCCGGCTTGATTCCGGTAAAGGCGATCATAACTATTATTGCCAGTATTACGACCAGCCAAACTATTATGGTTGTTGGCCTTTCATTATATTGCTTTTTCATAATTTCTTCTCCGTTTTCTCCAGCTCTTCAAGGAGGGCATCGGCGCGGGCGATAGCAGAACGAGCAACCGCCACTTCAGCGGGCATGCCTTTGTACTCGTCTTTGATCTTCGCATAAGTTGTAATAGCCGCAGACAATACGACAGGCATTATTTCCCCGACATACACCCTCCGCCAGTACTCCCGGTCAACTGTTAAGTTTTCCTTAATAGTTGGATCAACCTTTTCGAACTTATCCTCGATATGGTTCCCGTACTCTCCCCGCGCCAGCTTCTCGGCGTAGTCGTCGTCGCGCATCATCAGGTCGTCGGCCGATTCATATTTATACCCATATTGACCATTTGCCGAGAACGACCTCACGCGAACCGAAGAACCGACGTATGCGAGTATCGGGAATTTGCCTACTCTTCCGTTCGTGGTTATGATTTCTACTGGTTTTTTACTCCTCGTACACACCGCCGCGCCTGCTTTGGCGGCCGCTAAGTCAAAAGGTTTCATCATGTAAAATTCTTTAAGATTTTTTTAAATGTTTAATGATTTCATCTGCCGTAGCCTTTCGGCAATAATACAAGGCGTTACGCCAATCTTCAAAGACGTAAATCATATCAATCCCGCTGATAACATGCCCGCGATGGTAGTATACATCCTCTTCTCCGAAATAGTAATCAGCTGCGAATACATACCATTGGTTGACATCATCCCTATCATCAGTCATCGCCGCCAGCGCCTTGAATAGCTCAATGTTTTCGCCACAGTCTATGTCGGTTTTTCGCACTTGTTTACACGGATAGCCAACCGCCTTACTGACGCCCTTAGGCGTATTCCAGCATCGTATAATCCGGATGCATCTTCCCCAATACCAATCATAGATATTATAGCCGAGTTGGTTTAACCAAGCTATCAATTCTTTTCGCTTTTCCATATCCTCGACACGGACAAAGCACGGTGTTGTAAACTTCATAAATGTTATTCTGTTTTAAGTAATTCCGGGTTGTCGTGGATATTACCTATTTTCGTAAATGAACAACACCAAATTTCCTCAGGTTCATTGTTCGCATCTACAAAACAGAACATCCGATCTCGATAGGCAATTACGCTACGCCTATTGATTTTCATGAGATTTTCCCATTCTACTATATCTCCCTCCCAAACATCCGTGCCGTTATTGTCTTTCAGCCCAATATACTCGCCGACGGTAGTGGGATCAACTTCATATAATCCTGTAAAGGTCTTGATAAATATCCGGCCTGCGTCTGCGCCGTAGCAATGAATCAGGTCTCCATAAACCCACTTGTCGTTATCTATACGCTTGCCTCTGAATTTACTCTCTCGCATAACTATTCTTGTTTGAGGTTGTTAATTCTGTCGATCTCGACCTTCAAATTCATCTCTGCACTACGCACATCCCGTTGCAATTCCTCCAGCCGAGCTATTTGCTCCTCGTCCATCCGCGGGCATCCCCGCAGCCAGCTGTCGTAATTCGGGGTTTCCAATTTGCCGCCACAAATCCCTCCGACACGCATACGGTAGTCGTAGTACTTGATGTATTCCTCCTCCGGAGCGTCCCGGTCGATGTCCGTCAGCATATCGGCCATACTCACGAACAGATCGCCGACCTCTGCAATTCCCCCGGGGTCGTCGCCTGCCCACGCATCAGGCTCATAATCGTAGCCGTGCTTCTCGCAAAAAGCAGCCAGATAGGCGTTGCAAGCCGAGTTGTAACTTAGTCTCAGTTCCTCGCGTGTAAGTTTCATTTTGTGGATAATTTATTGATTCTGTCGATACTGGCGGCGATCTCAATTCCGAAGAGGTGAGCCGATAATTTATATCTACTTGGGCTGAACCAAAATTTACTCAGGCCGAGCAGTATAAAATGCCCGCAGCCCGGATGCCGCCATCTGTTTACGACATATATTCGCAGTCGTACATGCTGTGCTTTCATTTATACAAATTGTTTATCCTGTCTATTTCGGCGGCGATAAGGGCGCCGGCCTCAGCTAAACACCGGAGGGCATGATCGTACCTTTCGTCTGTAAAGTGTTCATAAGCCCACCCCAGAACACTTCGAATCAAATGCACCCTTGAATCAGCACCTTCCCATGTGCATATATCGGCTCGCTTATCTGCGATCATCTCAAGTCCTGTTTTCATGGGATTCTATTTCTTTTTTGAGTTCCTCAATTGATTTTCTGAGCCGTTCGTGTATTTCCACGGCGCGATACCCAAGCCAAACAGTGACGATTCCGAGAATTGAAAGCAACGCCCACGCTATAATTTCATTCTTCATTTCTTTTTGCTTTCTTTGAGTTTCACCGCAAGCCGGGTGCATTCTTGGATGAATTCCTCAAAATCGTCAAGTGATAGCCATGCATCAGAATCGCCCATCTCCAGCCTAATAGTCTTTTTATGGATAATTTCTACTGATATTTTGTTATCATCAAAACTATCTTTGAATGTCACTTTTGTTTTCATTTTCTCTTCTGTTTTAGCTCCGCAACGCGGCGGAGGATGTAATTCATCTTTTTTGCTTGGATGCGCCTGCGGGTTTTGTCATGGCTCCATCCAACATATTCTGCAAATGCCTGTAATTCCTCGCAGGGGCATTCTGTGAGCGCCTCCTTCCTCAGTCGGCGCAGTAGTTTGGTTTTCACGCCTCATAGGGATTTGTGGGTAAATCGTGAACGCTGACGGCCAGTCCGGCGTCGATCAGACCGCGGTAGTCGAAGTGGAGGCGGTGTAACAGGTCATACATTTCATGCTGGTTGCATATAACGTAGCCCGTAGATGAGTCCCCATACGATAAGCTATGGATAAATGACTTTTCTTCTTCCAACCAGCGGAAATAGTCCATCGCTTCAGGAGAAAACGCACAACACCCGTCTGAATTCAGTATCCATTGATACAGCGCCGGGGATCCCAATAAATTCGCCAACTCAAGAATAGGCACGAACGGTTTCCCCTCGTTGTAACCGCGCTCGGTGATCTCCACGTGCAGATCGGACATCGGCCGAAGGACGGGCAGTATATCGTCGAGGTAGTCGTATTGCAGGCATGCGCCATCGTCGGTAGTTAATCCAATATCTCCATTCTGACAAGGGTCTGCATTGCCAAGTTGGCATAGCCCCCAAATATCCTGATCTCTGTCTTGAACTTTCAGGTCATATGGCAGATACCCCGCAATGTCGGCCAGTGTGAGTTCTCGTTTCATCGTATGATTTCTATTATTTTAAGTCGTTCATCAATCTCCGGTAACTGATAATCTATCGCATCACCATCCACCATAATATCGTAGTCCTGGGCTCCCTGCTCGACCGCCCAGTCGTACAGTTCTTTCGGTGTCATGGCTCGTCATTATATTTAATTTCCACGCAGTCGATCTGCTCCCGCGTGATAGCGATTCGGTGCTTATCCTGAAAGGCCGATATCCTTTTACATACCCTCTTAGATTCGGCCGAGGACAGCATATCGTGACAGTATAGATAGCCTCGGCAAATCCACATGATTGCCAATTCCTCTCGCCTTTCGGCCGCTGTTTTCTCTGTTTCCATATCTCCGTCTTATTCATGAATCTCCCGCCAGCCGATGATATTCGCATCTGGAATCATATAATTTGTACGGCTTACATTCCAAAAACGGTGACCCAGCTCATCTAAATCCATGTTGCAAACCGACACCTTTCCTTTATCCGTTTTGACTTCAACATCTCTATGTTCTTCCGGCAGCTCCTCTTTCGGGTTGCGCCAGCGCGTCAGTTCCTCGTGCTCGGATTTTCCGAACTGGATAAGCCATTCAAGGGCAGAGAAGGTAGGAATACAGCATCCCACACACCCCCGGTCGCAATTCTTTCGATCTCCGCAATCTACGCAGATGTTTTTTTCGCAAAATGCTTTTGCTCTTTCCTCAATCGTTTTCATACCCGTCTATTTCTATGTCTATCAACTTCTTTGTGTTTTTTAGCGAAAATGAGTGGGCAAATCCGCCCCCATTTTCGTCGACAGCTTCCCATGCCACCTTTTGTTCAGGAGGGTAATAGCCAACGCAAATCACCTTGAAGCCCCGATACTCATAGTGTCCAGCACTTAGCCGTTTAGCACGGTGTTTAGTCTTCCCCATTTTCATTCAGTTTTTGGATGAAAAGTGATTTTGTGGCACATTTATCGGGGCCTAATGCGCAGACCCCCGTTTCATAACAGATGCATCCGATGCAATACGCCTCAATCGCTTTCGCCCGCATCCGCTCCTCGGCCTCCTGCTCGGCAAGTTCAACAGCTTCGATGGCCGCTTTTCGGTCGATACCGATATTGCTGTTGAATGTAAATGATTCATATAGCCTTTGTTTTGCTTTTTCGCTTTTCATAGGTTCAATTCATATCCGTTAGACACTATCCACTCAATACGGTTGCACAGAAGTTCTATCAGGTTATCGCCCATTTCATCCCCAATATTATCGGCTTCTAATTGGGTAAGTACGGGGGTGTAACAGAATCTCCATCCACCGCCAACCACTGCTTTCAGTGTCAGTTCGTAAGTGTTGTGGGTGTCCTGAATCACATTCGGAAGCACCTTTTCCAGCTGGTCGGCGACAGTAAAGGCGGGGATATATCCATCGGGAAACTTTTGATGTAGAATAGCTTTTGTTTCAGCATCAGTTTTCCATATCTTGAGATTGTAGGTACTTCTCCCTGTTGCAATCCATGCCATGCTCGCCTTCTCCGCGGGCACTCCCATCTCGATCAGCCGCTTCGACTGCTCGATGCTCGTTACTTGGTCTTTCATAATTTTTGCTGTTTTATTTCGTTTTGTTTGTGACTATGAAAACCGATTCTTTGCGAATTGGCAATTACGTTCTTCACGCCGGGAAAGTAATTGCCGTGATCAGCGTATTCCCCAAGGGGATCAACGCCCATACCGACCGGATCACCGGCAAGGTGTCGTACATCCCCGCCGACCGGATCGAACCGATACCCCTGTCCACCGACATGCTCCAGCGGCTCGGGATGCGCCGAAATGCGGTGCGTTGGGTCAAATACGGCGTCGATAACCTTTATGTCGACCGAGCCGTGGATAAGTTTTACATATCCATCGGCAGGCTTGGCGAGCGGGTATGTCAGGTGCGGTTCGTTCATCAGCTTCAAAATATACTCTCCGACGGCTGGGGCGTGGAACTTAAATTACGGCGATAAGTTGTTCATATTCGTTGAAAAGCGTGCGTCATGGGTTGTTGATTTTCATAAAACACATCCACTGCGTTTTGGAGTTCTTGCCACTCTTGTGGCCGAACAGCGGCTCCACTCCGAAAATTTCGATGATTCGGCTTGCGGGTATTTGCTCTTCGCACCACTTGAATATTAAAACCCCTTCCGGTTTCAACACTCGCATACATTCGTCGAACCCCTGCTTTAGATCGGTTTCCCATGTGGGGAACAATCTGCCGTATTTGTGCGCCATGTAGCTATTGTCGCCAAGACGGACAAGGTGTGGAGGATCGAACACAACAAGCCGAAATGTTGCATCCTCGAACGGTATACGTCGAAAGTCTCCGATTACATCCGGATGCACCTCTAAACTCCGGCCATCGCAGAGTATATGCTCTTCGTCCCGAATATCCATGAACACAGCCTGCGGGTTCCGCTTGTCGAACCACATCATACGTGGGCCGCAGCAGGCATCCAAGATCAGTTTGTCCGTTTTCATATTCATTCGCATAATCCGTAATAACTCATGCAGCTGTCCTTGCCTCCCGAAAAGGTGACTATGACTTTCATTTTATCGTTCGTTAAAGGTTAACTGAGGGGACTGGGGCTTTCAAGCGCCACAAATACACCCCATTCACATGCTCAAGAGTGAAATTATCTTTAAGAGAGCCGCCCAAACGACGGAATCGAATGTAGGCCATTGCTTCATCCCGTGTGTAATACTTTTCCCCGGATTGCACACTTGGCGGCCCGCCATCCTTAAGCGCCTTGTCGAGTTTTGCGTAACTGACAAAAGCCGTATAGGCATTCGTGTGTTTGAGGTATGCCTGCTTGCTTTGCATGGTGGCTATCAATCGGCGAATATCTTTCACGTTGTAGCCCTGCAACAGCCACACGACCTGTGCTGCAGTTATGGGCTCAGGCATCGAAGCAATACATGGCGCGTTCGTGGCGATCCATTCTATGAGTTCCACGGCCTCCGCCTCTTTTCCCCCTACAACCCCCTTTTTAGTATCTACCAGTGTGTGTGTATATTCTTCTATTCTTTCTTTCTTATATTCTTTAGTTGTGGTTATTTGTTGGTTATCTGTTGGTTGTTTGCTGGTTATTTGTTGGTTATCTGTTGGTTGACAACCATTATCAAAACCATCCTGTGCTTGTTGGTATAAATCATAATTACAGACAGTTATGATGGTATATTTGCGCGTTCCCGACTTGGTTATAAACCCGCAATTATCCAACTTGTCTATCGCGGTGCGTATTTGCATCTCCGAAAGTCCTGTCTCTTCGGACAGCTGTCCTCTGCTGGTTACCAATTGTCCGCGGTCGATGATTAAACCCTTCCACTTCTTGGCCCGGTAATTGGCCTTCAAAATGAAATGCAATGCCAGCCGTACGCAGTTCGTATCCGGATACCACTCCCAATCGAGGAAGCTGCGGTACATCTTAATCCAACTGTTATTTGAAGTGTTACACATTGCGAATTAATCGTTTGTAATAATTGATCTTATCGGACATCTCCGACCTCGACATTTTGAATACGCTGTGCTTACTGCGTTCAAGTTCTTCAACGGCAGGCAATCCATACTTTTGAACCAAAGCAGCTCTATATGCAGCTAAATTACCATGTTTCAACCTATTGCAAATTATGCATTGCGAATGACAGTTAAGTTCGTTCCATCGCGTAGCTGTATGTGTCCGCGGGATGTAGTGCCCGGCGTCGCATGTCGTAAAGGTGATCGGCCGACCGCAACTGATGCACCGTCCTGTTCCGTCCCGACAATCACGTCGTCGGATGTAGATGCTGAACACCCGGTCGAGTATTTCCCTTGCCCGGCTCATGCTTCCGGCAAATATTGCGGCAACAACTCCGATTTGATATAATCGGGCAACTTGCACTGGATAATCCCGTGAGCGCCCCCTTCGGCTTTGGCATCGAAGCCCGGCCAGCAATTCGCGTCCCGGCACTGTTTGACAATATCCATCGCCTGTGCGTACTTGTACTTTCCGACCTGCAAATCTTCGGCATCCCAGTAGAACACCGCGACCTGAAACGGGATCGTCGTCTGCGCCATAATCATCAGCGTTGCTGTAAATTTGCGGCCTGCGACCTCGCTGGCGACCTTTAGGTACATTCCTTCGGCCAGCTCGTAGCGGAACTTCGCGCAGTCGCGCATGAACGCTTCGACGGAGGTAGCACAGGTCGTCTTTACCGACAGGATCGCATTCAGGCCGAAGTTCTCATCCAGAAGCAGGCCGTCGGGACGTATTTTCACCTTCAAGCCCGTGGACGGGTCGGTACCGTACATCGACGTCTCGGTTTTAACATAGGGCATGATATGCGGCAGAATACCCCCTCCGTAGGTCTTATAGGAAGTCTTTATCACACGAATGATGTTATAGTGCTCCTCGCCGATCATCGTATAACCCTTCTTTTCGGCCTGACCTTCCAAATCCGCCACAATGTCTTTCAGGGCCTGGAGTTTTAGCGTGGAAAGAATCGTGTACTGCGGAATGCAGAGCAGATCGCAGTAAAAGTTGATAAGCGCACAGTTCCCCTCGATGGTTCCTCGGTTCACCTTGGGCGCCACGACGACCTTCTCGAACTTCGACGGCTCCAGGATTGCCTGATGGCAGAATGTTCCCAACTCGAAATGGTCGGTGTTGCGGGGTTTGACTTCCTCATTCCGGGCAATCAGGTAGTGGCGCGGGGATTTCAAAGCCTCTTTGAGAAGCGACGAACTTTCCCCCGGGTGTGCGAGGTACTTTTCCATTCTGTCGTTCACCACCCTGCCGTTCACGCCGAGCGCATAGTTATGTACCTTCTTCGGCTTCTCGGGCAGCATGGCGATACGGTGCAGGAACTCCTCGAAGGGCGTGTAATCCTCCCGGTCGAACTGGAGCGGGGAAAGCTCCTCCGCAACAGTCGCACCGGTCAGGTCGGATATGTCAAATCCGTAGTCCATAGCTATTTCTTGATGATAAGCCTTTTTACGCTCCAGTTGTCCGACTTGTAGCTGTTCGAGACGTTTTTCTTTTTACCGAGGTAAGTGATCTCGAAAGCATCGCCCGGCTTGATCGAAGCCTGGAACGATTCGAAGATTCCCACCAGGCGACGCGATCCGTTGCGAACCGCGCGAAGTTGGCCGTTGATATTCTCCGCGAATTGAGCGACCAGCAGTTCGCGGGATTCGCCCGATTCCATTTCGACAACGTTCTCCATATTCAGGCCTACGAAGAACAGGCGCCGCGTCTCGCCCTCTTTCTCGGGCGTCCAGTATTCACCAGACATTTCAACCGGTTCGGCTTCCGCTTTCGAAAGATCGGGGAGGTTGCGAAAATCAACCGTCGTAACAGCATTCACATTTTCCATAATCATAATTTTATTGGTTAAACAATCGGTGTGGGGAGGGCGGGAATCGAACCCGCACACGCAGCCTATCTGCGTCACCTGTCGCCCTCGGCGGTTTTTTTTGTGGATAAGAAAGAACGTCGGCAATAGTGTGTATGTCTACCGTTTCACCACCTCCCCGATTGCCCCGTATCGTGGGGCGGACGGCCTGGGCGGCCCTCACGGGCGGCTTGCGCACCGAGTACCCGTTCGTACTCCCGATGTTGTAAAAGGTTTATGTCAGATGTTGTGTAATTTCGTTTTATGGGTATTGTAAAATTCATTGAGCAGCACCCGCAATGCCGGCAGGTCGGTTTCATACTCGGCATCATAAGCCGACACGACTTCGTAACTCTCAACAAGTTTCCCGTAAGATTCGCAATACCCTTGATAACTGTCACCGCCGGTCTTTTCTACCCAGCGGTAGTGGTGACAAATCTTCACATCCCACGGGCCGAGGCATACACCTAAGTCATCGCTCGTGAAAATCGCCCCGTCGACATCGCCGCGCGAATCGCGCTCTACGGCTGCGATCACCTCGCGCCAGAAGGATTCGAGGCTCGAATCGCGCATGCAGGTTTCGGCCGCCGCACGTGATCGCAAATGCTTACCGTTGATAAACCGGCTTTTATAATAGCCCAAGGCTTCGGGTTGGTTTGTAGAACTGGGGATGTCCTGATACTCTTCCAGTGCAAGCACAGGGGTTGACGTGGTTGTCGTGTAATATTGTGTGTCCATTGGCTATCGTATTTCAACCCGGTAAATACGGGGCTTGTTCTCGTTCTTCAATGCTCGGTAGATGGCCTTGGATTGTATCCGGACAACCTTTCTCCGCAGGCGGTATTGGGCTCGCCAAATGCGCCCCTTTATCGTCGTCCACACGCATTTAACCGTGATTTCCGTAAACTCATTCATGGCTTTCGAATATTGAGGTTAGCAATTTTCCAATCTCCTTTGCGCGGTGCTGATTGGATAGCACCCAGCCGAATACCACGGCAATCGGCGCGATGAACGCCAACAAGGTGATAAGATGTGCCATAGCGGCCTGTTTTAACGGTTGGACTTGGAGGGGAACACCCGGCTTACGAGTATGGTGCCGACAACGACAGCATACGCGGGATAGAGCACGCGGAACTGAGCAAGGAAACAGCCTAAAGCATGCTCCTCGCACGTGGCGCGGATAACGTTGGTGTAATCGACCCTATCAGATGAAAATAGGGGTTTGTTGGCCTTCAGATGGCAACGGTAGAATGCGGTGCGGCTTTTCTTCGCGCGCGGTGTGGTCTGGGTGTTATTTACCCGGGTACCACTTGTGTTGTTCTGTCGCATTTGTTGAACACAAGTTAGGTTAATGTATGGTATAAAAAGAGGGCGTGCCCCCTAATTCTTGCGACAGAACCACAACTACGTAGCGTAGAAGTGCAACGGGAACACGCCCAAAAGACGTTCGTATATTTCTAATGACTACGTAAAGTAGTTCTGTCGCAACAGCAAAGATAGAAAATCATTTCGAATCTGCAAAATTATTTGCCATCGGCATCGAAAAAAGGTATCGACGGCTTCTCCTTACGGGCGATTCGGTACATCATTTCAGCCTTTGCGCCGTTGATGATCTTACCCGCAATGTTAGCAATCTCCGATGCCTCTTTGATCTCGATCTCTCGTGCCCGAAGCTCTGCATACACGCGGCCCAAATCGGCCGTCAATTCCCGGATGTTCTTAATCTCTTTCATCGTTTTGTTGTTTTTTGATTTCTCGGTATAACTTTAGTTGAATACGTTTGTAGTCGATTGTTTCGGGGGTTACGGGGAGGTTGCAGCGCTTTAGTTTATCCATTAAATACCCGTCAGTCAGATTCTCGCGTTTCTTTCGGTCATACGCCCGGTACATTTCGAGATTAGCTGCGTAATACTTGCTGGCATTCGCCCGGTACTTTTCGAGATTAGCGGCGCGCCACTTACGGTGCTTTTCCCGCGCCTTTTCGGAATTAGCTGCGTAATACTTTCTGGCATACTCCCGACACTTTTCGGAATTGGCTGCGTAATACTTGCGGTCATACTCCCGACACTTTTCGGAATTGGCCGCGTAATACTTGCGGTCATACTCCCGGCACTTTTCGAGATTAGCGGCGCGCCACTTACGGTGCTTTTCCCGCGCCTTTTCGAAATTGGCTGCGTGCCACTTACGGTTATTTTCCCGCGCCTTTTCGAAATTGGCTGCGTGCCACTTACGGGACTGCTCCGCCTTGCATTGTTTGCAAATATGGCTATGACCTAATACGCATTCCTTATTCTTCGCAAACTCTTCCAACGGCTTTTCCTGCCCGCATTTGCGGCAGACGCGGGTAATGTCATCCATAATTTCTTACTTTTAGGGGTTATTCGTAGATAGGACGCCAGCCGACAATACTACTATGGCGGTAATACTATTGCGACGCAGGGAGGATTAGAACAGCCGCCCCTGAACATTATCATCCGGACGCCTCACAGCATCCGCCCACCGCTCGTGTACGAACATCTTTTCTACGCGTTTTATCGTTTTTGATGATGAATAGGTGCATGCTTTGTCAATACTCGCAAAGCATATAAAGTCGTCCGGCATGGAATATTCCGAAACGAACACCGGGAATTCCATGCTGCGCAGCCATCTATAAAATCGTTCATGGTCGAAATCGTCGATATACCCCGACGTGTTAGCATACGGCGGGTCGCAGTATACCGTCGCGCCCGGCGGTATAGCAACATCGCTGTAATCCTTTCGGGACAGTTTCAGTCTTTCCAGACTTTGCAGACTTTTCAGTCTTTCCAGACTTTTCAGTCTTTCCAGTCTTTCCAGACTTTTCAGTCTTTCCAGTCTTTCCAGACTTTGCAGGCTTTCCAGTCTTTCCAGACTTTGCAGTCTTTCCAGTCTTTCCAGACTTTGCAGTCTTTCCATGCTTTGCAGTCCTTCGTTTAAGGCCGCCCACGGAATAGTTAACGCTGGTAAAATTTCTTGCAACTTCTCGTATTGCTCTGAGGTTGGCAACGCCCATTGAGATTCGCTAAAATAATGCGTACCCATATAATTTCCGAGGTGTCGATAGACATCTTTTTGCGTAAGACCGGATAATTTCAGAGCATTCTGTAAATACCCCCGCAAATCCGCTGACTTGACCCGAAAAATATCTGCATGCATCACCTCTATATTCAATGTGCCGTCGGCATTATATTTCGGCGTCACGCCGCATTCCTCACACAGTTTCAGCACCTTTTGTGTCAAGTCCTCTATTTCTTTCCGAATTTTTGCGAATTCCCGGACAAACCCTCGCCACATCAAACGCGCTTCGCCGGGTGTTTTTGCAAAAAATATCGCATGAAGGTGCTTTTTGAATCGCTCTGTTTCCGGAGCATACAAATAGGATTTCATATCATTCCCAAAGCTCCAACAAAGCCGCACGTAGGGGTCGATGTCTTTGAGACGGAAGAAATTCTCCCGACTGATCCATCGACGTTCATTCCGGTATTTCCCAGCGATGGCATCACGGAAGACTTGGGGATATTCCGTAATATCGTTTACTATGAATTGCTCGAATTTCCCCGACAGCATAGCGGCGTGAGTTATCGCACAACCTCCGGCAAATAAGTCTACAAATGTATGCGACCCGGGAAGGTGAGAGACAACCCATTTCGCAATGCTGTTTTTACTGCCCTTGTACGGCAATCCATAACTCATATTTACCTTAAATTAAGCGCCATCCTCCGCGACCTCTCGGCATTCTTGAGGTAGCGAGTTTTGTACTTCTCATTGGCCTTGTCGGGTGTAACCCAAAGCACCGTGTTGTTGTCGAGCCGTAAAGGCACCAGTCCTTTGTCTTTGAGCTCTTGAAGATATTTATTCATGATCGTTTGATTGTATCCAAAAGAAGCGGGGGCTTCTTACTGCCCCCGCGGTGGCGGCGTTACTGTGCTTCGCGCCGCCGATTTGCGTTCTTTATCCCCCGTTTCGTGGGCTTAGCCCGCCTCGGCCTTGCTACTTCCTTCACGCAGCCTCGGATTGTCGAGGGATATACCCTCTGTCAGCTTCCGTTGTGACAGACGCCCAAGCGCCCGATCAAACTCACAACATTAGGGTTAGAACCCCGTTGAGCTACCCGGATTCGAACCGGGAGTACCGCCTCCAAAGGGCGGTGTGTTAACCATTACACCATAGCTCAATAAAAGCCGCCTGAATCTCCACTCACCCGCGCCACCGCGCAGGGCTTCGATCTCGGCGGCACACCATCCGCGGGCTTCACAACTGGCCAATGGCAAATACCAAACTTAAAATGCGATTTGCGGATTATTGGCAGGAATCCGCGACCTGTGGCATATAGTACTCGTTAAACTGTGTCGGCCGCCCGTCTTCCGTAACGGCCTTCTGTTTGTTCGAGCAAATGGAATATCCCATTTTCCGGAGCCGACTGATGATCCGGCGCAGCTCCGTTGTGTGGCACAGCCTCTCAGCCTTGCGAACAGTCAGCCTGCCGCCGGCCTTGAGATAGGCCAGAATCTTACTTTGCGGTTCGTACGTCATAGCCCTTGATGTATTTGCCGCTTTTCCCACGGGTACGGTCGAATTTCCTGAGCCTGCCTTCCAGTTCGTCGATGCGCTTGTACAGGGTATCACGTGCTTGAGTGAGCGCCAATACCTCGTGTTCCCGCTCGATAAGGCGTCCATCCGCTTCATTGCGCTCGCAAAGGCATGTAGCAAGCCGCACCTCCAGGTCTTCGATCCGTTTCCACATTTTCCACCTGGGCGTCAGGTCGAAGCATAGAAATCTCCTCTTCCTCAAAGTGTTCTTCTCCATAGTATAATTGTTTTAAGGTGTTGCAAATAAGCCCGCGCGCACTGTAACTTTAAACTCCATTTCAAAACTGCGCCACCGAAAAACGCACGCGGGCAAGATGCAGACCTCACGCCTAAAATGAAATAACCCACTGCTGAAAGAACGGTGCGCAAGGTCTGCCATAGAGCCTGGATAGGCAGTCAAGCCACACCAGGCATAATTATGCTTGATTTATCCCGGTGGTTCTCGCCGCTCATATCATCGCAGCTCGAAGCCTATGCCAGTCTTTCGCGCATTCGGCTATTTGCTTTTGCGGGGCTATCACTTTGAGCCTTGCCCACGGCCCGCCGATGACGCTATTATCGGCCTAACGGATCGCTTTTGCCTTGCGGCGGGGTTAGTGCCAGCAATCAAACCCCTCACCTATGCGGTGGCTATCTTGGAGGTGCGGCAGGATTCGAACCTGCATTTATTGTTTCGCGTTTCACAAGCCGATACAAACCATAAGAGGTTGCCGTTCTCTCGTCTCTCCTTAATCGTTTTCCCATTAAACTACGCACCTCGTGGTGTTATTTGTCCTTTACCTTCTCAACCTTTCTCGTCTTGTGCATGGTAGCGATCAGGTCTATATACCCTTTGTATTCCTCCATCTGCTCGGGACTATAGCCTTTGGCCTCGCCAATTTTTCGGAAATGCTTCTGCCATTCGGAAATGGTGTAGCGTTTGCATCCTATTTGAATAACATCCTCACCCCAATAGGATACTGTATGACGAGATGCGCTTATAAATAGCGATTTCGGAACATCGCACCCGTTGCCCAGTTCGCACTCGTCGCCCAGTTTGCACCTGTTGCCCAGTTCGCACTCGTCGCCCAGTTCGCACCAGTTGCCCAGTTCGCACTCGTTGCCCAGTTCGCACTCGTCGCCCAGTTCGCACCTGTTGCCCAGTTCGCACTCGTCGCCCAGTTCGCACCAGTTGCCCAGTTTGCACCCGTTGCCCAGTTCGCACCTGTTGCCCAGTTCGCACTCGTCGCCCAGTTTGCACCAGTTGCCCAGTTCGCACTCGTCGCCCAGTTTGCACCAGTTGCCCAGTTTGCACCAGTCGCCCAGTTTGCACCTGTTGCCCAGTTTGCACCCGTTGCCCAGTTCGCACCTGTTGCCCAGTTCGCACCTGTTGCCCAGTTCGCACTCGTCGCCCAGTTTGCACCAGTTGCCCAGTTCGCACCCGTTGCCCAGTTCGCACTCGTTGCCCAGTTCGCACAAGTTGCCCAGTTTGCACTCGTAGCCCAGTTTGCACCCGTAGCCCAGTTTGATATTGCGCGCCTCAAATTCGGAGGATAATTCAGAAAGTTCATTGTACTGAAAGGGTGTCCAGCCTTTGTCTGAAACCCAGAGATAAATTGTTTTCATGGTGGGTATGTTTTGTGTTTAAAGTCCGTGGTTAATCCTCAATTACCGTAAGTAGCTCTATATCGTCAGCTCTACGCCTTGCTCGGCGCATCATGCGACACTCAAAGCTGGAACCCAATAATTCAACCGAGAACAGGCAGAGAAGAATCGCCGCTCCGACCCGCCGGGTCATTTCCGATATGTTAAGCGTGATGCCGAAGTTCTGCGTGAAATACCAGGTGACAAGTGCATGCAATGTTCGCTTGCAGCCCGTCTTGTCGTAGATGCTTTGCAGATGATTCGCCACACACTGGTAGATGACGTTAAGCCGCTCTGCGATCTCCCGAGCTGAGTAGCCCAATACTACAAGGTTTATCACCTCACGCTCGCGCTTACTAAGTATGGTGTCGGTTTTCATTGTCCTATGCCAAACCCCAGGGGCTATCTACACCCCACTTCATGAAAATCTGCTCTATCTTCTCCCGCTCCGTGGGGGTGTGGTTCACATAGCCGTATTTGCGGTTGTGAAATGCCTTGTTCGACAGCCCGCCATCTTTCAATGCCTGACTGATTTCGTCCATTGCAATGCTGGCAAGATCGCGGCCCTTTCTTCGAGCACGGATGATATTGTAGCCTTTTACAAAGGCACAGCGTTCGATGTCGTTCTTTTGAGTATTCATAGATTTGTTTATTCTTGCCGGGTTAATTTTCATCGGTCAACATGATCATGATTGATATAATGCCTGCAACCATCAGCAATAGGCCTCCAATACAACAAAAACCGCATACACATTTAGCATAAAAGCCGAGGGGCTCGATAGCACGTAAAGCAAGGATAAGCGTTACTAATGCGATACCCGTAGAAATGAAAGCTACAACTGCTACTATTGTCCGAGCTATTACTTTTTGATAATTCATAGCTTTGTTTATTTATCCAGTATCGCCATTATTCGTTCGATGCAGGCGGCTTGCTCCTCGAGTAGTGCCGTCAAGCGGTCAGTCGATTGAATTACTTCGTTCATATTGCATCGTGCTTTAGTCACCATAGTACATTCCTCGGACACCATAGAAACCTGTCGGCACTTTCAGCAGTTCGGGGCGGTACTCCGTGGCCTTCGGCTGCTCCGTCGGGCGGTTCTCGATCTTCGCCGTCATGATCGCCAACTTCTCATTGCGCCATGCTTTTTTCAGGCAGGCCGAAAAGGTCATCGACGATTGCATCCGTTTCAGGTACCACGCATTCTTCATAATCTTGCTTTTGTCGTAAGTTTTCATGGCGCTACGCTTGGTTATTTCAAAAACTTTTGTATATCTTTACATTGTTTATTGGTGTAGAACACTCTACCTTTGCGGTGTAGTTTAGTTCTACATTGCAAATATATGGTAAATATATTTACTACGCAAGTAATTTTAGTAAACTATTTACCTATAAATTGGTAAATTAATATAGACAAAAATTATAATGGGTACCGACATAATAAACACTGCCCTGCAATTACTTAAAAATGAAAGCATTAGCAATTATGCCATAGCTAAGGCTACTGGCATAAGCAAACCTACCATTGCTAAATACAGATCAGGAGAAACGGTACCCAACGAGGTTTACGCTGAAAAAATAGTAAATTATATTACCAACGCAAACGAAACTGGGGAAACCCAAAAAGATAACTCTATTACTAACTCAACAAACACGCAGGAGATGGATCCACTTGCAATGGCATTGGACTACATCAGCACGCTGAAACAGCAACTCGTGGAAAAAGACGAATTGATTCGTCGTCTTACCGCAGGGCAGCAAACGGCGGCCGATGAAGTCCTCTCTCGAAGAGTGGGTGCAGTCGAAAAAAAGCAAGATGAATTAACGGAAAGCCTGTGACGCGTCATCGTGCAGATTGCACCCGAAAGGAGGCGAACACCCTCCTTTCAAAATGGGCAATTTTGCGATGGGCTAAAAAATGTTCTTTTCAGATATATTAATATTTTGTGCATCAGACCATTATAGCACAAAAAGACGAGGGGGGGGGATTTTTGGACAGAGAATAACAGATACGGACATTCACCTTCACAATTAAAGTATATAACGCTCATGCCAGAAAAAAATCGGAGATAAGGAGGAGTGTCAACGAAAATTAAATTTAAATAGTTATGAAGAAACTTTTACTCACTCTTATTGTTGTCTTAATTTCATTTGAGACAATTAACGCCCAAGAAGATCATTTCCAATTTCAGGGAATTCCTATTGACGGAAGCGTAGACGGTGTCCGAGCCGCTTTAGAGCAAAAGGGGTTTCAATATAAAGATTCTGATGACGATATCGTTACGATGGAAGGAGAATTTACGGGTAAAAAATGTGAAATAGCTCTGTTGGTAACTCCTAAATCAAAAACAGTATGGAGGATTGCGGTATCGACACCGGAATATTTCAGTTGGCACGATATCCGATATGATTTTAACAATTTAAAACGGATATATATTAAAAAATATGGCAATCCGGAAAAGGATTATCACTTTTTCTCGGAACCATATGATGAAGGCGATGGATACGAAATGACGGGGCTGAAAAATGACAAATGTCATTATGCAACTTATTTTGAGACAGAGTCGGGATCTATAATGATTCAAATGACAAGATTTGCTAAAATCCTTATACTATACGATGACAATAAAAATACCATTATACATACAACGGAAAAAGAAGAGAAAGCGCTTGATGATATTTAACTCGAGTTCCCCAAAAAACATCTAAATGCTATCCACTCGCCCGCCCCGACTTTCGCCAGGGCTTTTTTATACGCTGGGACAATAATCGCATCATCGACTGCGTTTTCATTGTGCAACTAAAAAGTTGGTGAAAAATTTGCACGTTTAAAAGTGAATGTGTAAATTTGCATACACAATTACGCTTCTGGCTTCCGTATATTCCCTCTTTGATAATGAATATGCCGACCCAGAAGCCTTTTTTATTAAATATATGCCAACTAATAACTCGCCCAAAAAGCGCACAGATGTTCCCTGTGTATCAACGCCCGTAAAAGTAGCTGTACTTATTGACGGAGGATTTTTCATTAAACGATACAACGCGATGTACAATAAATCCGGTCGTAAATTGCCTCAAACGGTCGCGGATGATATTTACAGGTTGGCGCATTCTCATGTAGGTAATGAAAATTACTTGTATCGGATATTTTATTACGACTGTATTCCGTTGGACAAGAGGGTTCATAATCCTATATCTCATAAATGTATTAACTTCGGAGGCTCCCCGCAAGCTAAATTTAAAAGAGAACTTATTGAGGCCCTGAAAAAGAAACGAAAGGTTGCTCTACGATTAGGCACTCTTAAAACAAACTCGTGGCAGTTTCGCCCTCGTGTAGTTAACGACATAATAGCAGGTACAAAAAATACTTCCAATTTCGTAGAGGATGATGTGTGCTTTGAGATAAGGCAAAAAGGCATTGATATGAAAATTGGGGTTGACATTGCGTCTATTGCCCTCAAAAAGTTTGTAGACAAGATTGTGCTTATCTCCGGCGATTCTGATTTTGTCCCCGCTGCAAAATTAGCACGCCGAGAAGGTATCGATTTCGTTCTTGATGCAATGTATGCTCAGCATATAGACAATGGGCTGTACGAACACATAGACGGGCTGAAAAGTATGCCTTTATATGGCAATACTAAACGTAATGCAAAATCTGCGGACGCCAAAACCACTATGTCACAAAAAAAACAGGATACATCTGTCGTAAGCGGAAAAATTATCGTATCCCGAAAACAATAAGGGCGCTTAATGCCATCGACCTGTTAATCTGGTATGCTTACTATCAGCCCCAGCTACACAGTCGGGGCTTTTTTGTACCTTTAGAACAATAAACACCACCAAAGTAAGGTTCCCTTATAGAGAAAACACAAACCTTTAGAACAATCCGTCCAAAGATAAAAGCCTCAAAAATTAGGGGCGGAATCCATTGTTATTAAAATGCCTGCTCCCATCTTTGCCTTGAGAGATTGTTTTTCATGGCAGAAGGGAAGCTGACGATAAAGCAGGAGAAGTTCTGCAACAAGTACCTCGAGTGCGGCAACGCATCCGAGGCGTATCGCTTTGCGTATGAGTGTTCGAAAATGAGCGATGAAACGGTATGGAAAAGATCGGGCGAGCTGCTTCAAAACGGGGTGGTTACGGGGAGGGTAAAACAACTTCAAGCCCAATTAGCCGAAAAAGAACTTATCACCAAAGAGGAGCTAATCCGGCTTAATGTATCCATCATTAATGCCGACGTACTCGACTTTGTCGATGCCGACATGGTTGATATGAAAACCGAATATGGCGTACGGCAGGTTCCCTCAATTTCTTTCCAAGACCTAAAATCTCTTCCGCCTGAAAAACGGCGTTTAATCCAGTCCATAAAGATTGACCGTTCAGGTAGCCCCGTCGTGGAATTGATGGACAAAAGCAAGGCGATAGAAACCATCAACCGCATGCTCGGATACAATGCCCCGGAGAAAACTGCCAACACTGACACTAAAGGTAATGACCTTCCGCAGCCGACATTCAATACAGATCGTTTCTTTCAATTAATACAAATGAGCAGGAGCGATGACTGATTATTCCAGTGTAGGTGACTTCTTGTTGAAGGAAGGGTGTTTGGCATTTACGTCCGTAATGTTCGAGGCTGTGAACAAACAACCTTTTCGGATTGCGCCCCATCATCGAATAATATGCTATAAACTCGACCAAGTACTCCGTGGAGAACACCCGACTAATAGGCTCATGTTTAACATTCCTCCGCGACATTCTAAAACAGAATTAGCCGTCGTGTCTTTCTCTGCGATAGGATTTGCCATCAATCCGCGTTCCGAGTTCATGCATCTTTCGAGTAGCGATCAACTTACTACCCGGAATGTTACGAACATACGAAGGATCATGGAGGATCCCAATTACCGCGCATTCTTCCCAAATGTCGAACTGTCCAACAATGCCAAAGGGAGTATATCCACCTCAAGCGGGGGTGTAATGTATGCGGCTCCCTTTATGGGCCAAATAACAGGGTTTGGATGCGGTAAACTGGGAGCACAAGAATTCAGCGGTGCAATGAGTATTGACGACCCAATGAAGGCTCAGGATAGCTACTCCAGTACTACCAAAGAGCGCATTGGCGAACTGTGGACTTCTACATTCAAGAACCGTCTTAATGACGTTCACACCCCGGTCATTGTAACAGCTCAAAGGCTCGCTCCAGATGATTTTTGCGGATACTTATTGCAGCTTGAAGGCACGATAGAGGAAGGTGGAGAATGGGATGTTGTCAAATTCCCCGCAATCTTAGATGCAGGGCTACCTACCGAACGTGCACTTTGGGAGGATCGGTTCGCGCTTGATAAATTAAAGCGATACCAAGAAGCGGATCCCTTCATATTTGAGACCCAGTACATGCAGAATCCCAAGCCTCTTGAGGGATTAATGTATCGTGAATTCCGAACATACGACGTTATCCCCTACTCCAAAGATTGCACGCATAAGAATTACACCGATACAGCAGATACGGGAAGCGACTATCTATGTTCGATATGTTACGACGAATTACCCGAGGGAAATTATGTGACCGATGTGCTCTACACAAAAAAGCCCATGGAGTATACCGAACCCAAGACGGCCGAAATGCTTGCAAGGAACAGGACGGAATGGGCTAATATTGAAAGCAATAACGGAGGGCGGGGCTTTGCGCGCAATGTAGAACGCATCCTTCGCCAGATGAACATTACCCACACAACGGTTAGTTGCTTTTGCCAGACCGATAATAAGCAGGTGCGCATATTTACCAAGTCGGCAGACGTCAACAACATGACATTTTTCCCGACAAATTGGGACAAAAGGTGGCCGGAATTCTATCAGGCCATTATGGGATACATGAAAGAAGGGGGCAATGCGCATGACGATGCCCCCGATGCGCTGACCGGATGCTTTGAAAAGCGCAGCACACCGATACAAGACGATGATTTAAGTGATATTAATATTTGGTAAACAATGAACTTTTTAGATCGCCTTTTTACATTTTTCCAAAATAAAACGCTCAATGCATTAGGTGTTGAGCGGGATTTAATGGAGCTTATCAAGGCAAAAGACATCAGCCGGGCTATGTCTTTGATGGAAGATCATGATGTCGAAGTGTCCAAGGCCCTGTGCGAATACAATCCAAAATCCCACGCCGTAATGGGGCGTCGAGACAAAACGAGGAAGGGACAGGAAGATTACCGCACGGAGAAATTGCCCCGCACTCGTCAACGCTATATAAATGAGGTGGAATTGTTCTTCCTGCTTGGAAATCCGATAAAATGGAAGGTATCCGACGAATCCGGTGATGCCGATGCATTTTCGGCTTACAAACAATTCCTTCGAGAAATACGATTCGACAGTAAGATGCGACAGGCTAAACGGCTGGCCGGAGCCGAAACCCAAAGTGCAAAGCTGTATCACATTTACAGGGACGAGGCAACGGGGCTTCCTTGGGTGAAAATAGTTGTGCTGTCGAAGTCTAACGGATATACCTTGCGCCCCATGTTCGACCAATATGGTAACCTCCTCGCATTTGGATGTGGGTATTATTTGAAGGAGGGCGCCGGAACAGTAGAGCATTTCGACATTCATACACCCACTTTTATATTCCGGGGCAGAAAAGCCAAAATAGGTTGGGATGTGACCCCAGTGCTTAATCCAACTGGTAAAATTAACATCATTTATTACAAGCAAAATACGGCATGGGATGGATTGCAGCCCCGAATTGATCGGGAAGAAAGTATTGACTCAAAAACCGCAGACACCAACAATTACTTTGCGGATCCAATGTTCATTGCCACCGCAGAGGTTATCAAAAGTCTTCCCAAAGCTGATTCCCCCGGAAAGGGGATCAAGCTGTCAAGCAAAGATGATCGGTTTGAATACCTTAATCCACCTATGTCGTCTGAAACGAGGCAACAGGAAAAGTCGGATTTAAAAGAATCTATACTTTTCGATACTTTCACTCCGGAGTTCACTCCAGAGAAAATGGTCGGATTGGGGACTTTGTCCGGTGAAGCCATTAAGCGCGCAATGGTTCTCGGATATATCAAGCGTGATAATCGAAAAGAGATATATGACGAACTCGTCGACCGGGAAAAGAACCTAATTTTGGCGATTATGATGAATGTAACTCATATCCATATGAGAGACAAACTCGCCACCCTCAAGATCGAGCATGAATTTTCGGAGCCCTTCAACGAAGACATTACTGCAAGGTGGCAATCCATAGGGAAAGCCTATGCAGATGGAGTGCTTTCACTTGAGGAATCTGTAAAATTAATGTGTGTTGCAGATAATTACCAAGAGGAAATCGAAAGAATTAGGCAAATGAAAGAAGCCTCTGCCACAAGCATTTACCAGGATGCAAAAACAAACCTTTCGACCAAAAAAGACGAGAATTCAAGCATCAACACCTCGGCTGAATAAAACTTTTAGGACAATGAAGGCTATTATACATCAATTTGATCCGCAAATTTATCCTCGGTTAATTTGGGTGGTGATAGGTGAAAAAAGCGCATCTGCAATAAGCGATAGGTTTGAAAATATAACAGATATGGACGACACATCTGCGGCGGATACGCAGAGTACATACGACATCACAAATAAAAGGGGTGGAGTTCTTATCAGGTTCGCCACAAAGGCGAACGCTCAAAATATCCAGTACGTTTGCCACGAATCTACACATGCGGCTATGGAGATATTCGATTATATCGGTGGACGCATTGATTGCAGTAACCAAGAGCCATTCTGTTATTTGGTCGGCTGGATATCTGAATGCATAAAAGAGGCTTTGAATTACCGTACAAAAAAAGTATAAATTTCCGTCCTGCCCATTGTTATTAAAATGCCCGTCGAAATCTTTGCAACAGAGATTAATTAAAATAATATGAAAGAAAAACTTTTAGCACTGCTCCAAACCAAATTTGCGGGGGTGGACAATGCGATCCTCGACCGAATCGCAACGAAGAAGTCAGAGAATGTAACGGACGAAGCGCAATTACCTACCATAGCAGAGGGGATTGGCTTTCAGGACGTGTTAACCAGCTACGGCGACTACCGTGCAGGGGATGCGCAGCAGACCGCAGTCAAGAACTACGAGAAGCGGCATAACCTCAAAGACGGGAAGCCTATCGAGCAACCTGCCACAGGGGAGCGGCAGGCGAATACTACTCCCAGTAGCGAAGAGCCCGAATGGTTCAAAGCCTACAAACGCCAGCAGGAAGAGCGTGAAAATGCTGTAAAAGCAAAGTACGATGCCTTGGAAGCAGCGCGTGTAAAGGCCGAACGGGATTCATTGCTGCGCACAGCGGCCAAGGCGGCAAATATCAACGAATCGGCATTGGATGATATCCTAAACCTCGCATCTGCAATGAGCGAGGAAAATCCGGACGAAGCGAAGCTCAAAGAGAAGTTCGCAGCACTCCAGACGCGATTCGTTGCCGCAGGGCTTGAGGGGCAGGAAACGGCATTCCCCTTCTCCACATCTGAGGCTCAAAGCAAAGAGGAGGCCAAAATGTGGGCTGAAAATCTGCCGGATGCAAAATAAAAACAACAACAAACATGGCTATTAAATTCGAAAAGACACAAGTTAAGGGCGGGTTCCCGGTATTCTGGCGCGGAGAGCGCGAAGTGCTGCCGGGTGATTTCGCCGTGAAGGGCACCTATCCGGAAGGCACGATACTCAAAGAGGGGACGCCTATCAAACTCGATTTCGAGAGCATGGAGTGCACCATCTGCAAATCGGCACGAATCGTAGAGGGCGGTACCACAACCAAACCGCATGTCATCAAGGGCTCTATGTTCCAGATCAACGATACCGTCAAAGTAGGCGCTTCCTCCGGAACCATCAAGAGCATAAGCACCGCCAACGAATCATACGACGAGATCACACTAAGCGCAGCAATGACAGAAGCAGTAGCAGGCGCTGATCTGCTCGGAGGGGATGAAATTCCGGACGCCGTCATCGAAACGACAAAGGAATACACCAAGGCCAATGGATTTCCGACTGTCTCGGCAGCTTATGGGGCGCGAATCCTCAAGGATGTAGCATACCCCATCCCCGAGACTTGGCTGCAAGGCTACAGTATGAAAAACAACCCTGAAATCAAGTACATCAGACAGTAAAAGACAGGTAAACAATGAGCGAAGTATATTATTCTTCTATTTTCAGCGAGCTGACCAAGCAGGTGCAAGCTCGCATCGACGCAGCATCTGAACTGCGCAAGCGCTTGTTCGACCAAAATGTCTACGAGCGTTTTTTGGAGTGGGATACTCCCACGGTAGGGTTCAATTTCGAAGAGATCATCGGATCGTATAATCTGGGCGTAGCAGCTGCCACCTTGGATTCGAAAGGCAAGGAACCCATTATGGGAACTGAAGGCCTGGCTACAATAGCCAAGAAAGTCCTCATTCACCAAATGACCCTACCGATGCCCATTGAAGACTATCGGAAGGTACTTCAGCTGCTGGATTCACGCATGATCTCAGATCAGGCAAAGAAACAGCAGCTCGTAAACCTCATGTGGGGCGGCGTTGAACGGGTCGTGGAATCCGTACAGGCCAAAATAGACATCATCTTCTTGGGTGCCCTCTCGAACAAAGGGGTATTTTCATTCACTCAGGAAAACAACCCCGAAGGAGGTGTGCGAGGCGATATCGACTATGGCATGCCGCAAGAAAACATCGCCACAGCAGATACACAGTGGACGGAGGGCAACATCAACACGGTCGATGTATTCGAGGATATCCAAGGCATTGTCGATGCGGCTCAGGAGAAGGTGACCTTCGACCGCATCCTTCTGGATCAAAAGCGGCTTTCGTACATCCTGCGCAGCAAGAAGATGAAGCAGGTCATCTTCGGCACGGACAAATCATCGTCACCACTTCTGCTGGCCAACCTAAACGAGTTCATGCGGTCGAACGGATTGCCCGTATTCGAGGTGATCCGACGGATGACGCGCATTCAGGACAATGGCAAGATCCGCGAATACAAACCGTGGAATGACAAGAGCCTCGTATTCGTGCCGGAGGGTCGTCTCGGCGTTATCAAAAACGCCTACGCAGACAACGAGCTTCGCCCCGAGCCGGGAGTTGCCTACTCCAACTACGGACGCATCCGCATCTCGCAGTGGGGCAAAGGCGAGACGGATAACTCGAACGGCGTGGAGTTCACGAAGGCGCAATCCATCTCTTTGCCCGTCATTACCGAAATCAACGGTATTTACTCGCTGAGTGTAGAATCGTAGGAGTGCATGACGGTCGCAGAATGCATACATCAGGAGTTCAGCATGGTCGGAACCATCTCCGACTATGGCGTTCGCCGCTTCGCCAGGGAATGGGGTTACGATCCCAACTCCCTGGCGGGTAGCGACCATCAGCAACAACTAATCGCCAAGCGCGTATCCGAATTCATCGACAGCCTGATAATGCACCCTCTGTCGGTAAGCGAAAACGGGCATTCGGTGTCCTGGTCTGAAAGCGCCATGAAGCAACGGGCACAACTGATGCTTCGGCAATATGGCATCACGCCCGGCGAAGAATTGAGCAGCTCTATTGGCCTGTCCTCGATAAAGGATGCTTCGAACTTGTGGTAATATGTATTTCGCGCCCCACATACTCTATTTGAGGATCGATCCTCCCAAACAATACGACGAACTGGGACGTCCGATAGCTATGTCCGAAAATGATGCATGGCAGGAAATAGGTGATTGTCGTTGCGACGACGACACAACCGTCCGCCTTGTATCAGAGAACGGGGAGGTGCGCCAATCGAAATACCACATCGTCTACGAAGGGAGAGGAGTACCCAAAGGAGGTTACGTGAAATGCATTGACAAGGCGACCGGCACAGTACGGGGCGAAGGCTCTGTGGCAATAGCCAAGGTAAACAACTATTTCAACGCTTCAGACCTTTGGATATGATTACAACGGGAGACGCGCGTAACATACTGTTCTCGGCGTGTAAGGGGGTTGGGATAAAAGACATGCACACTTCATGGGCGATCCCCGAGGGGAAAGTCGATAGAGAGCGTATCGTCGTCATCACACCACCCGAGCAGACGCCGGACACGTATTGGGAAAATTGCTTTGTTGCTGTAAACCTGTGCGTCCCCGACATCAAGGGAGAAGCGAACCTAAAACGGCTGGACGAACTCGAACGGGCAGCCAAGGCGAGGTTCAAAGAATGGACATACGGTACTTACGACGGATCCGCATACAGGTACAGGTATGAGAATATCGGCCGCGAAGAAGATGTAAACCTCGGATGCCACTATATCTACATCAGAGTACTATTCAGAGTATTAAACATTAAAAACAACTAAAACAATGGCAAAAGTAATAGCAGTAGGAATCAAGAAGCTGTATTATGCAGCCCCCGCGAAGGTCACAGGAGATCTTACGGGTACCCTTCTGGCAACCATCATTAAAGATGTCAGCACGAAACAGGTGGAGAACATCCACCAAGACACATGGAGCATCGAAGAGGAGGAGCCGTCTACGACGGAGTACAGGAATCAACTCACCAATGGCGTATATCGCCAAGACACCGAAATGGGTAACATTCAGATGTCGTTTACCATCGGGCAATACGACTATGAAACCAAGGCGGCTTTCATGGGCGGCACGGGGTCGGAGACGTCATGGAAACGTGCGCGAGGCGTCACGCGCATTGAAAAATGCATGATCGCCCTGACGGAAGACAACCAGTATTGCGTCTTTCCGAAGGCCTCGGTTATCGCCCGTAACACCAATAATGAGGGAGCCGTAGGTATCGGTGTAGCAGCTGCTGCCCTGGAACCAGACAACACGGCGGTCTCGTCGGAATATTGGTTCGATTCTTCGGAGGTGGACGTCGAATAAAAACCTCCAAGCCATCAGCAGTCCAGGGGTGGGAGGCGTGTGCCCCTCACCCCTATTTCTTAAAATCAATCTTATGAAATTGGAGTTTATCAGTATCCGCATAGCATCGAAGGGATACACTGTATACAAGATGTCCCCCATGACGGCAACGCGCATCATGACGGCGCGGGATGTCAACAAAGATCCGGACGAGAGTAAGGCATGTATATCGGCGATGGCGCATAGTATAGCCTTGGCGGTTGTCGGCAGCCGCAACATATTCGCGGGTGTCAGGGTGTGGTTTTTACGCCGCAGATTCATGAAGCGGGGCACATTCAACGAGTTGTTCGACTGTTATCAGAAAATACTGCTGATGATACCCCTTGAGGATATTGCCTCGGTTGCAGCCGTAATGGAGGGATTGTCCGCAACAATATCCAAAGACCATGAGTAAATCGGCGGATATTGTCGCCAGGTCATTGCTGAATACGCATCATGCGTCGGTAAAGCTCGGGGTGCTGAAATTCCGGGTATACCAACCGTTCGTGAAGGATTTGGCAAGGGCATTCGCCGGAGGGAAAATAGACGTTTCAATCTCTGGAAGGCAAAAATATTCCATGGAAACAATATCCAAGCTGCTTTTTCGGCGCTCATGGTGCCAAAAACTATTCCTGTGGTACGCCAAGCGGTATGCCACCTGTGAAGAGATTTCCGCCGCGACCATGAAAATAGCCGACATCGTATCGGGCAAAGACTTGTTCGATTCGGTGAAGATCGACAAAACACGCCGGAAAACAGTGTCTGAAACCGTCGGGAATAATACGATAACGGGCATTATTGCAACGATGATGGATCAATTGAACATCTCCTACAACGAAGCCTTCCAAGGCATAAACTACCCTACCATGCTACTCATGATGACCGACAAGGTGCGCACGCTCGTAGGGGACGAGGAAAAAATAGTGCGGGGATCGGGCGCCGATATGGCCCGGAGAAGAAACAATAAGAAAAGAGGCAATAAAGAGCAGCAATGAGCGCATTATCATTCAAAATAAACGCGGAAACCGATAAACTCAAGAGTTTTATTACCATGCTTGAGCGGTTGCGGCAGGTACTGGCCGAAATCCCGGACAGTACAAAGGAATTCGACGTCATAAACCGTAAAATTGGCGAGATGGAGGCGCGTGTCGAGCAGACAATGCGCAAGATCGCCCAGATGGAGCAGCAGGCAATGGATGCGGCGTCCAAGGCTACTGCCTCGGCCACGACTGGAACTGCTGGCGGCAGCTCTACGCCAGGAACAGCGGCTACCCAGGCCGAAACTGCGGCATATCATGAACTTATTGAAGAGCTTAGAGCAGTCAATGCCTCAAAACGGGAGAATGTCGCATTAATATCCCAATACGAAGCGCAGATAAAACGGCTTAAATCAAAAATCATCGATCTTAACAAAACAGAAAGCAGCGGCATAAAACTCACTCAAGACCAAAAAGCAAGCCGTCTTAATGCCTCCGTTTCGATTGAAGAGTATAAGCAAGCCCTATCCCGCGCAAGACAAGAACTCGCCAACCAAATCAAATTAGAGCAGGTTGCCAGAGGGTCTATTGACGAGGTGTCGCAGGCTCTGGGCAGAATGCGGACTATCTACCGCTCTCTGAATGAAAGCGAACGCGGTAGCAACTGGGGACAAAACCTACTTAAAAATATAGAAGGCCTTGACGCAAAAGTTAAAGAACTGGATGCGTCAATGGGCGTCCATACTCGCAATGTCGGCAATTACGCCTCTGGATTCAATATGCTGGGATTCCAAATTCAGCAAGTTGCCCGCGAGTTGCCGTCGCTGGCATATGGCCCGCAAATATTCTTTTCCGCCATATCCAACAACCTGCCGATGCTGGCCGATGAAATAGCACGGGCGAAGAAATCGGTTGATGAATTGAAGAAAGCCGGGCAAACCTTCACGCCCGTATGGAAACAGATTGCATCGTCGATCTTCTCCTGGCAAACCCTGCTTGTGGCCGGCGTAACCGTGCTTACCCTTTACGGCAAGGAGATAACCAACTGGGTAGCGTCGCTGTTCAAAGGTAAAACGACGATAGACGCCTCTGCCGCTGCACTCGAACGCTTTAATTCCGCTATGGCTCAAGGTTCGGTGTCGGCTCAATCCGAATTAACCAAATTGAACCTGCTGTATAGGGCTGCGACAGACCTTTCCAGGCCCTATGAAGAAAGAGCCGAAGCGGTCAAAAAACTGCAAGACATATACCCCGCTTACTTCGGCAATATGGCTGCGGAACAGGTTATGGTCGGGAATGCTGTCGGTGCTTATGAAAACCTGCGCGACGCAATTATCGAGGTCGCAAAGGCGAAAGCAGCAGAAAAAATTATTACCGAAAATCAAGAAAATATAAATCTGCTTGAAGCAACTGGCAATGCGTATATAGACTATGTAAGTGCCTATAAAGATTATGAAGATGCATGGAATAATCAGCAAAAACTATTAAAAAAATACAAGACTGGAGAGATAAGCAAAGAACAACTTGGAGCAGGATTGAGATATTTCAATGCCGCCAAAGAAAGTGTATGGGAAGCTACCGACAATCTAAAAACTGAATTGCAAAAACTGTCCGGGGGTAAAGACCTGTGGGATAAAATTGAAAAAGAATATGATTCCAATGTAAGAGAATATGTCAACTCGGTAGATAAAACAAATGCCCAGTTGGTTCCTGTTGCAGAAAAATTATTTGTAGGGAAAACCCCCGCCGAACTTAACGCAGAATGGAAAAAAGCCCGCCAAGAGGCCAAAAGCGCAGCAGAAAAAGCCGCATCCGATCAAGAGCGCAACCTAAAGGAACTCGACAAGCAACTGCAAAAGCTCCGGGACGATGCATTGCAAGCGGAGGTAGATTCCATGAAGGAGGGCACGGCCAGGAAACTCGCCCAAATCGACCTTGACTACCAGAAACGCGCCCGTGCCATACAGGAGGCAGAGGAGCGCATCAGGGAGTTGCAAGGTGGGGAATTGACCAAGGGGCAGCAAGCCCAAATAAAAGCCTTGAACGATGCTAATAATGCCCAGCGTACTGAAGAACGGGCAAGCGTTTCTTCTATTTCGATAAGCCCCGAAGGGTTGGCATCTACAATCAATAAGAATATACAGTCTTGGAATGAGTATTTGAAAGCGTATGGAACCTTCCGGGAAAAACTACAAGCTACAAAAGACATTTACGACCGTAAGATCGAAAATGCTGGCAGCATTGGAGAGCGGAAGACACTTGAAGCCGAGCGAGATGCAGCAGTAGCTGAAATCGAAGAACAAGCCGGGCAATGGGTACGAGAGCTTACAGATAAGACAAAGAAGCAGTTGGCGGATCTGAAAACCGAACTGGAAGCATCATTGCAGTCTCTTGAGTCGGAATACAATGCTTTGGATTCATCCGATACAGAGCAGGCCCAGAAACTTCGCGGTGATATCAATCAGACGCGAGCAAGAATTAATGCAGTAGATAAAGCTGCTTCGAGTACAAAATTAGCCCCCAAAGATAATGCGATCAAGAAATGGCAGCGATTAGAGAGGACACTCGGTGATATTGCAGATGGATTCGAGGGTATTGGTGATGCCGTTGGGGGCACTACTGGCGAAGTCATTAGTGCGGCGGGCGAAATTGCAACTAATGCAGCCAGTATGATTAGCAGCATTGTCACTCTTACTGAATCGTCGGCGGCAGCTATTACAACGACATCAACAACCGCCGCCAGTGCGATCAAAGCTGTTGAGCGAGCATCCGTTATTCTTGCTATCATTCAAGCGGTATTGACAATAGCAACTAAAATAGCCAGCCTATTTAATAATGATGATGAAAAACAAGCGGAAATAGACCGACTGCAAGGTAGAATTGAGCAACTGCAATGGGAATTGGATAATGCCAATGCAATTCGGCTCCAAGAAAATTCTTTTAATGCTATTCAGAAGGTAAAAGACGCTTATAATGATGCGACGAAAGCGATATTGAGCGCATACGGAAAACTAAGCCCCTTCGGGGAAGCCATCGTTAAGCGAATCAACGCGGCTAAAATAGAAGAAAAGGCAATCAAAAGTATAGCAGATGCCTATTCAAACCTTAAATATACAGACAGCAATCTTCTGGGGGAAAATAAGTTTAGTGATACCCGAGATAAACTTAACAATCTTGCAGAACAGCAGTTGTTGCTTCAAAAGCAGATTAATGCAGAGAACGACAAGAAAAAAACGGACAAATCAAAGATAAAAGAATGGGAACGTCAAATTCAAGAGCTTGGAGCCGAAGCCGCTGAAATGATTAACGAGGTCGTCGAAACCATTATTGGCGGAACGGCGGAAGAAATCGCAAAGGAACTTGGAGATGCGTTTATAGACGCATTTATGGAAGGCGAGAATGCGGCCGAAGCGTGGGGCGAAAAGGTGGACGAGATTGTCGCAAACATCGTTAGACAAATGCTTATAAGCAGGGTTCTTGAGGAAGAAATCGGTAAAGTATTCGATAAATATAAGGCTAAATGGTTTAAGGATGGCGTTTTTCTGGGGATGGAAAATGTTACCGACTCCATGAGCGGCTTTGCGGATGATCTTAACAAGGTTGGAGAGACATTCCAAGCTGTCTGGGACAGTCTTCCTGCCGAGACAAAAGAGTTGCTTGGAAATGCCGGAGCAGCTCGGCAGGAAGCCACGGAGAGAGGCTTTAAAGCCATGTCTCAAGATACCGGCGACGAGTTAAACGGCCGATTCACGGACATTCAAGGCAAGGTTACCGACATCCGCGGCTATGTAATGGCGCAGACGCAATCAATAATCGGTCTTTTAACATCTATGGCCAATATTGAAACAGCCATGTACGCAAGCGTACAGGTAAATAATGAACTGCTCCGATATGCTGTGATGACCTACATGGAAATTGTGGAAATAAACGGCAATACAGCAGCCATGAGAGTTGCATTACAAGGTATTCAAGAGGATATTGCCGCAATCAAGCGCAACACCAGTGAACTATAACATGAAAATTGGTAAAGACATAGCAGACCTTGACAAGTTCATCAACGGCATTGAGGATGAAGTTGTAGATTTCATGGATGAGAAAGCACGGGAGGCATTAATAAGACAGAAAGAAGCTCGGCTACTATCTGGCAAACGCGACTACCTAAACCACACATGGAACTTACGCAGCGCCCTTGGTTACGTAGTTACTTATGAAGGCAAAGAAAAACGGCGATTTATTGGCGACCAAAATCATCCAGATCCGACGGCGGCCATTGAAACCAATAAAGTACTCAACGAAGAAAATAAAGCCGGAACAAGCATTATTTTCGCAGATGGCATGTATTACGCCGGCTTTGTCAGCTCTAAAGGTTATGATGTGATAGATACAGCCGAATTATTTTTAGATAAAGCATTAAACGAAAGAAAATGAAAAGGGATTTACTCATAAACGGCTACGATGCCTATGCAATGGGTATCACAATGGGATCGGGTTTCATTGCAAGTCTAAGAACACCGGCAAGCCTCAAAGATTTTGTAGAGAATGACGACCCCAAAAAGAATGGCAAGCAGGTAATTTACCCCGAAGAACCGAAAGTTGCCGCCCGCGATCTGACGCTAACATTCGTGATCTTCGGTGACACGCTCGCAGAGCACACGTTGAACTACAACAGTTTTATAGAACTACTAAAAAGAGGCAAAATGGACATCAGCGTCCCTTCAATATCTGCGGATATTTACCACTTGACCTACATGGGCAATTCAGGCAGCTACATGATGTCCGCAGACCTTACCACCTCACAACTGACAGTAAAATTCAATGAACCCAACCCGGCAAACAGGGTCGCAGAAACAGAAAATATATGACAACCCAACACAATAAGAGTGTAGATGCCATACGGGCGATGGCACTACAAACGGGCGCTTGTAAAAAGATAAACCGCGTCCAAGACTTCCCCGAGCTAATCAAACTGATGTTTACCCCACAAGGGATCGAGTTCTGCCAAGACCACAACTTCCCCTCGATCGAAGTGTTCAGGGAAAACCGAAGCAATCTTCAAGGATTGGAAGTATATGTCGACGCTGGCGACATCACGCTAAAGGGCAAAGAATATGTATGCCTGGTCGGTGATACGAAGGCCACTATCGAGGCTTCCGGGGCTAAATTCACACATACAATCATATTGATGCACGGCGCACGAGCCCAGATCAATGCAAAAGACTACGCCGTGCTGAATATCGTAAATATCAGCGGGGAGTATTCGGTAAATAAGGATGGAACTGTTATTGTGTTATAAAGATAAAAGTGTTACACCCCGATGAACCCCTATTTTTACTTATATCTAAGGCGAGAATCAGATTTAAATAGAACTTGAAAATCATTATATGGGATTTCAAAATAACATGAATCAATCAGTTTATAGTTGGCATCGGGATATACCCGAAATCTAACCACGTCTTTACCCTCACTTTTAACTCGTTTTATAGTCATAATTAGGCTCGTAAGGTACAACTCATATCCTTGTTCAATATCTTTTATAAAAGATGAATAACTACGCTTTATATCATCTAAAAATACTGAGAATGAATATCCTACATCTCCTTTAAATGCATAATCCGTAAATTTAGAAAATATTTTAAGTGTTTCTCCATATTGTATATTCTTCATCGCCTCATAATCTGAATCCGTAATTAATGCAGATTTTAGCGACTTATAATAAGTCCATTCTAATTTCAAATTGGGATATTTAAATCGTCCATCCCAATAATCGATAAATAAAAATGTTAAACTATCAATTTTGCCGAAAAATATTGAATTAAAATTTGAGCTAAATTTCCCTTCTCCATAATATGGGCGATCTGTGTTTATTCTACTCTCCCATTTCCCTTTTTTAGGATTACGCTCCCAAAATAAAGCATATCTTATTTCCTTCGATTTATATGTTAGTGATGTAGGTTTCTCATCTATCCTATCCTGAGCAACAACGGTTGTTGCTAATACAACTAACAAGGAGAACCAAATTTTCTTCATATAGCACTATTATAACAAATTTAACCACATAAGTCTCCGAATTCGGGGACAATCAAACCAAATAAAATATTAAAATCTAAATCCCGCTTGTATTAAGAATGCGCCCATATTAGATGGGCCGTAAGTGCCGTTTTCTTGGATATTGTCGGCGATACCCAAAGATTGATACCCGATATTTATAAAAACACCTAATGTCGGGGCCACAGAAAAATCAACACCCAAACCGCCGGCTCCATAAAATCCTTTTTCATCGCCAAAACCATATCCGAGATTAGCAAATATATACGGTGCTATTTTGCTTTTAGTTAGGTATCCTTTTATATCTGCAAATACGGGAATTGTTGCGTGCCCATTATCTAATAATGCCAATCCAGCGCCTGCACCTAAAAAAAGATTAGGAATAATTCGGGCACCATGTATAGTTTCAATATAAAATCTATCCATTTGATAATCACCCATCCCGAAACCATAACCAATGTTCACCTCGCCTTGGTATCGCGGCGAGTTTTGTGCTTTGGCATAAGCGCATAAAACAGCGAATAATAACAGTAGTAAATACTTCTTCATACAATAAATTTTAGTGAGTTAGTAACCCAAATTTACAATTTCAAATTGGAATATCCAAAAAAGCGAGGAATGGTTTTAGCCATCCCTCGTCTTTGTATTTACGACTTTGCATCTATTCGCCATTCTCAACCCTTACATCATCCGGAAAAAGCAAATCTAACTGTTGGTATTGTTTCGGAAATGCGGCGTTAAGCATTTGCATAAATTTAGCCCAATTATACCCCGATGCCCGTCCCAATGCTTCAACAGCCGCTAAATGCTCTTTCAGTTTCGGGCGGCCCACATCTTCGGTTAAATGCTGGTGATGACGGTCTTTTCGCGTTCCTTTGTCTGTTTTCGGGTTGACTTTTTGAAGTTCGGTTAATATCACTGGAGCCAAACGTTCATAGACAATATCGTTAATCCATTTACCAACAACGCCAGGCCGCCTATGTGTTAACGTCCAACTCCATCCGTGCATCCTATATATCATTTCAAAGAATGAATCGTTAAAAGTTTTTACCCAACGGCTTGCCTCGTCCGAAATAAATTGTGCTAAGAACTTTTGAAGTTCATCTTTCGCCCTATTCTTATCCTGTTGGTATCCGGTTACCTCGTCAACGAGGGCTATAATACCGACTTTTGCAACGGAGCGAATAATGATATCCGCATTGCGAACGATCTTCGTATCATCGAAATCGCCGGCACGATTTGCATCTATTATGATAGAACAAATATCGACAAGCAAAGTTACTTCATATCCGTTAGTATCTGATTGCGAGCCACCTGCATCGACGCGTTTGAACTTTATAGGATTAGAAAGGCGCTCTGCTATACTTTGATCCCCGGCATAAAAATATGGAGATAGTCCTTTTATATTGCAAAAACTCTTCATCCACTGTCCGCTTTTGCTGTCATACCCTATTGCCTTCTGAACACCGCGTCCGGAAAATACACGTGTTCCGTCCTCTAATACATAACATGGTATTTCAAGATCACCTAATTTTAGAGGTGTCTTATCCGATCCGTAAATTGACTTTAATAACCTGTCCATTTATTTCAATATTTATTTTACTTCTAATTTACTTACATTTTCTTTCAACTCCTCCACATAGTCGATCAGCGCTTTCTCACTGTCGAATGTGAATGTTTCCCTCTGACGACGCACAAAGGCGACGAAATCACCAGAGTTATCAAAGAAGTCCCCAACTTCACAACCTATGGCTGCTGCATATAACTGGGGTGATATCCGGCAGTCCGCCTTGGTTCCGTGGCTTTATTCCCGGCTTGAAGTTCCGCCAAAGTTTCACTAACCAACTCGAGTTGCATCCGAGTATCTTCGTTAATGTCATTTTGGTCTTTGAATACTTCTTCTACGTACTCTTTGAGTTTCAATACTTCTCCTTGAAGTTCTGCCACCCGATCCACGGGAGGATTTGTAAGCATCTGTCGCATTGCCACGAAAGCCCGCATAATTGCCCTATTTACCCGTATCGCTGTATCGCTACGCAAGACACTCGAAAGCATAGCCACTCCCATTTCAGAAAAGGCGAATGGCATATAGCGACGGCCACCCCAATTTGAGGACGCATTTTGTGATGTTAGACTTGAGGTCGCAATTTGCGTCCTCAAAATCTCATATTCTTTTTCCGAGAGTTCGAACATGAAATCGTCGCCCTCGAAACGCTCGATATTGCGCCTTACGGCTTCTTTCAGTCGTTTTGTCTCCACTTGATAGAGTTCCGCCAAATCGAAGTCCAGCATCACCCGCTGCCCCCGTATCTCATATATCTTGCTTTGTATAGGTTGTAGTTCCATGTCTTTATCTCTCGGTTCCAAATATTTAGCCGCCGTTAATTCTTGCTGGGTATCGTCGCGTCACAAAGATAGTAAATTTATGCGTTGCGTTGGATGGCACAAATAAAAAACCGAGGCATTTGCCTCGGCTTATTTTAAATTTTGGCGAATTCGCCAAAAATAATGTTTTAGCAACTTATTTTTTGATAAAAGTCTTGTCGTTATTTTCAGTTAACCCATACTTTCGCATTTTAAATGAATTATCTGATTCTATGGATATTATACGTTTATCTTCTCTTCCATTAATCTCGCCACTTTCTGAATAGGAGTAAAACGAAATAATAGCATCACTATTATTTACACTAACGGAGTAATAGCAGTTTTCCTTTATTTCAAGTAAATGGTCATTAAAATATTCAACAAGATGAGCTGTCCCATAAACAACAATTCGACCATCAATTACAGACACTTTTTCTTGGGCTGACGAATATGGAGTAAATGTTATTTCTTCTGTTTCAGTAGTATTAGTAACAGGACTATATAGTGATCCGACAAACTTACCATCAAGGACTTGTAGGATGTCTTTTTCGACTTTAGAAGGTAGGTTATTATTCTCTTTATCTTTAGAACAAGCAATAAAAGCCATCGAGGCAATGGCTATACATAAGAGTAAAAACTTTTTCATATTTCTAATTGTATTGGTTAGTGCCGCAAAATTATAAAATTCCCCCCCCGCCAAATTTTGAAAGTAAAATTTACTCCTGATGTAAAAATAGTGCAAAATCCTTTGTGAATTAAAAATAATTTCCCATATTTGTAACGCTTACATAAACTCAAGAGTGCACAAGATGCACCATTATTGGTGCTTTTTTTGTGTCGGAAATTGAACATACGAACGGGTAACCCTGTGGCGTTGCTGTAATGGCGCGCCAACCTCTTGAGTAAAGATGTAAGCAGCAGGTAGTACCCGTTCGTTTTTTTGTTTTATTAAATGCTTACATCTATGAAAAAACAATCGCTTCCGGAAACGGATTATCAAACTCGCTGCATCGAAGCCGAGCGAAAAGCGCAAGATTTCGAAAGCGCCTACTTCAAGGCCGAAGAGCGCTATTCCAACCTAATGGACGCCTATATCAAACTACAAGGTTACTATCTTGAATTGCTGGGCGCTGAAAAATCACCCCGCAACAAAATCAAAGAGATCGACCCGTTTATTCTGGTCAAGATGGGCCGCGGGATGAATATCGCTCAATGTAAATAGACCAACAGCTATGAACAATATACAAATCTTCAATAATGAACAGTTCGGGCGTGTACGGATTATTATGTCCGACGAAAACAAGCCGATGTTTCTTGCGAATGATGTAGCGAGATCATTAGGATATATGCGGACAGCGGATGCAATTTCAACACATTGTAAAGGGGTCGCCATTTTGCCGACCCCTACCGATGGCGGCATTCAAAGGGTGAAATACATCCCCGAATCCGACGTTTACCGTCTTGTCATGCGGTCGAAGCTCCCGCAGGCCGAACAGTTCCAGGACTGGGTGTGCGATGAAGTTCTCCCCACGATCCGCAAGACTGGCGGATACATGTCGGCCAAAGAGACGGACACGCCCGAAATGATAATGGCACGTGCCGTGCTGGTAGCCAATGACACTATAGCCCGCCAGAAGCAACAGTTGGAGCAGGCACACAAGCAGGTCGCAGCGCTCGCCCCGAAAGCCGAACTAATGGATAAAGTACTGGACACAGACCAGAAGATCGACGTCGGGCAGGCGGCAAAGATTTTGAACCTTCCCTTCGGCCGCAACACGCTCTTTCAACGGCTCCGTGAACGCGGTATATTCTTCTGCAATCGCAATGAGCCTAAGCAAGAGTATATTAACCGGGGTTATTTCGAGTTAAAGGAGAAGTTAATAGACCGCAACAACCACGAATCGTTCACGGTTATAAAAGTCCTCGTGACGCAGAAAGGGTTGGATTTCCTCGCAAGACAATTCGAAGTAGTCCAAACGCCAAAGAAGATGGCACCGATAAAGTAACCCCCGTATACCACTATTTCCACACCACGTTGGGGGCGCCTCGCAGAAATGCGGGGCGTTTTTATTCCCTTCCTTCCAACCTCACTACAAAGTGTAGTTAACTACATCCTAACGGTGTAGTGTAGGAGGGTAAAAAAGTCAGAGAAAAATTTGCATTTTGCTAATACGTGCATTATATTTGCAGCACGAATAAGATATAGACGTACGGGTCTATCCGTATAATGTGTAAATGAAAACAACTGTATAGAGCCCTAAATAGTTATTTTAGGGCTCAATTTTTTTAGCTACTAACTACACTAAATTTATGGCTGCAAATAAATTTTTCCAGCAAGAGCTTTTTAAATTCTCCATTTTCCCAAAATATCAAAGTTGCATTGATGATTTGGCTACAAATCTTGCCGACCCAGAGGAGTGGGACTTTTCAGATGACAAGAGAAAAAGTCACTCTATACTGAAAAATTATTTAGAACACATCTTCCGAAAATTGAGAGCAGAAAACAAAATCTGCTTTACAGCCAATAACGAGTATTGCTGCTTCAATACTGGGCTTGTCACTAAAAACCTGGAAGAAATATTTGCCTTCTTCTTCAAAAATAAAAATCAAGGTGAAGGAGTTCCGCCCTATGTTTTTAAATGTTTTTGCAAAAAAAGCGATGGTGCATTATTGCGAACATTTAAATCATCTTTGCCCAAGATAGCAGATTTTTTTCAAAAACCCGAAGACTTGCTTTTTAATCCCAACTGCGAACTTATTCCTGATATAGATCATATCATCCAAGATAACCTAAGTCGTTTCCCAGCTGCTATGCAAGGGAGTGGTGATGCTGAAATTCGTCGCCGGTTGGAAGGGGCTATTGATGAAGCTCGTAAAAAAGTGAGAACGAACTATAAAACTGCGGTGCCCCAATTCTATGGCAATAGGATTCAACTATTGTTGCCACTATGTTTAACACCCAACTCCCCCAATCCTGATTTAGCATTGGTTGTACATAAAATTGAAAATAACACATATACCGCACGCACATGTCTGACGCTTAAAATGGCTTATAATAATGCCCGATTAATTGTTAAGCCTCAGAGCACATGGTTAAAACCGTAAAAATCATACGTAATTTAATACTGCCATTGTATTATGACTAAAGCAGGGAGAAATCCCTGCTTTTTTATTGATATTTTTACAGCTCCCCATTGTTATTAAAATGCACAGTCACACATTTGCACAGAGGCTTGAGGAATCGCCGAGCCCTTGATGCAAATGATTATTTACTCTCCGACAGGAACAGAAATATTGGACGCGCCAGTCACCAAAGAGGCTATCATCAAATATGTCCTCATGGGAGACTACTATATCGAGCTGCCCTTTAATCTCCTTGAACCAACGACATTTGCTCGTGGTTCCTACATCACATATAAAGGCCGCAAGTTCGAGATTATGTCCACGGTGCGCCCGGAGTTCGACAACAAGACCGGCGGCTATAAATACACTCTCAAATTCGAGGCTCAGCAAAACCACATGAAGCGTTTCGTGTGCTTCTGGCTGGGTGGGGACAATCCCGAAGCCGTATTTCACAACACCACAGACCTCGAATCCTTCGCGGCGTTGATCGTCGCCAACATGAACAAGCAGCTCGGAGGCGAAAACTGGCAGGTAGGCACAATCACCGTTGACAATCCTAAAGCTACGAAGCTTGTATCGTTCAATGGCGATAAGTGCTGGGACATCCTCAATACGATTGCCGAGACCTTTGAGACGGAATGGTGGACAGAGGAAAACGGCGACCTCGTATCGTTATGCTTTGGCAAACTGGACTTCGGATCTCCCGAAGAGTTCAGACAGGGGAATGTAGTGAAAAACATTCCCGCAAAGAAAGGGGATGATTCGAGCTACGGCACCCGGTTCTACGTCTTTGGCTCTACTCGCAATCTCACAAGCGACTATGGGCAAGCTCCGCAAGGAGGTGAAACGAATCATGTATCTGAAATTCGGCTTCGCCTGCCGGACGGACAGCGGTATATCGACGCAATACCCGGTATTTCGGGAAGCGACATTGTAGAGCAGGTCGTGTTCTTCGATGACATATACCCCAAGAATACGGAGACGGTCACCAGCATTGAGACCGTAGACCGGGAGATCATCGAAGGGCAAACAGATAAGGCGTATGTCATGTACTGCAAAGACACGCCGTTCCTGCCTTCGGACATGATCGAAGGCGAAACCCTGGGCGCAACTTTTACGAGCGGCAGTCTTATGGGACGGGATTTTGAGCTAAGTATAAACTACAAACCGGAGACGTGGAAACCCGAGGATGGATTCGACAAGAAGTTCGAGATCATCGCGCAAGTAGAGACATCCGGTGAAAGCCAGCTTATCATCCCCAACGAAAGCCTGCATCCCGAGCCTGGAGATACGTTTGTCATCACGGGCGTAAAACTACCTAAAGAAAGGATCGAGGAGGCTGAAAAGGAGCTTCTGAAGGCCGGAGAATCATATGCCGCGAAACACAGCAGCGACACGGACGTATACGACTGCGAAACCAATCCCGTATACTGTCAGGAAAACAAAAAGAATTACGATGCAGGACAGGCGGTTCGCCTTGTGGATCCACGCTTCGGAGAAAGCGGCCGCTTATCACGCATCCAGGGATACGAAAAGAAACTCTATAATGAGTATATCGCCACATATACGGTAGGCGACAATACGGCATATTCCCGTATCGGCAACATTGAATCGGAGGTGAAGGCAAACCTGTACGCACAGCGCATAGGCGTTACCGAATCGGGAGCTTCAATTTATCTTATCACCCGCTACGATTCCACTGCCGCCGCAGACTACAATGCCTATTCCGCCAAGCGTGCGCTATGGGAATTCGCCAGCAAACAGTTCCCGGACACATTCAAAGGTAAAATGACCTTTGACGACGGTGCCCTGTTCGGGAACTTCGCATCCGGGATGACAGGCTTGGGCGGCATGATTGACAAGAAAGGGAACGCAGAGATGCAGAGCCTGAAACTTCGGGGATTCCTGGAGGTGCCGGAACTCCGCTACAACCGTGTCGAAATATCCATGGGCGATACGTGGTATGCTCCAAGTGCCGGGATCATCGAAAGCGTCGACACCACGGCCCAAACCATCACCCTCAAGCTCGAAGAAGGCGAAATCGGAAGTCCTCGGGTCGGGGATATATGCATGGGCATCTTCCACAATTTGAACACTTCGGAGAATGCAACCGCGGATTATGACGACGGACGTGGCAACAGGCGCTTTGCCGGGTTCGCCACCTGCTATTTCCGCATCACCGAGGAGCTGGACACTACAACTTACAAGACATTCAAGTATCAACTACGCCCGGTATCGGGAGCTTACCCCACCCAATATCATCCGGCGGCGGCGATGACCTTCGTGGGCTATGGCTCCTTCTCGAATGAGGATCGGCAGACCTCCCGCTACGAAACCCGGACATACCAGCGTTATTTAACGGGAGTTTCCGATTGGGAGTTCACTGCGTCCAATATCGCCGCGCAATATGGCGACCTGTCAAACCTGTCCGTATTCGGGATAAACATGACGGGATATTCGGCATACCTGAACAACATCTATATGTCGGGCGTCATCCAGCAATTCACGCCTGGCGGCGAAGAGGTGCCCACGATCATAGACCGCGGAGTGTGGAGCGCCACGGAAACATACAACCGCAACGACGACGTATATTGGAACAACGGGCACTGGCGCTGTCTGGTCGACGGCACAAAGACCGAGCCCGGCAAGGATGCCGAGGAGTGGGTATACTTAGGCGGATACGGGGTGCTCGAAACAATCAGCATATTCAAAAAGTCCGAGAACGAACCGGCGAAACCTACGGAGCTTAAAATACCGCCCGAAGGCTGGACTACGGAGACGCTCCCGATGTCGGATCAACGTCCTACATGGATGTGTACCGGCACCGTTGTCGACGGAGAAGTTAAATCATGGTCTGCTCCTCAGCGCGTATCGGGCGAACCGGGATCCGATGGGAAGGACGGCAAGGATTACGAGTGGATCTTCGCACGTACATCGCAATACAAAGCCCCTGCACAGCCACCCACCGCGCAGCAGGACGATTACATTCCCTCGTCCTCCGAAACCTCGGACGGGCAGGTGTGGACGGACGATGCCGTCGGGCCCGATAGCGACAACCCTTATGAGTGGGCAAGCAAGCGTGTGAAAGTAAATGACACGTGGGGCGAGTTCACACACCCTGCGCTTTGGGCAAAATTCTCGTTCGACGGAGCGCCGGGTGTCGACGGAACCGATGTAGAATGGATATTCAAACGCACAAGTTCCAACACGGCCCCGAATACGCCGTCTACCAGCGACGAGGACGGATATGTTCCGAGCGGTTGGACGAACAACCCTACGGGCCCTAACTACGAGCGCCCCTACGAATGGACTTGCGTACGTTATAAGACAGGCGGACACTGGGGCGGATATTCAGCAGCGTCCTTATGGGCGAAGTGGTCGTTCAATGGCGAGGATGGTGTGGATGGTGAAGGTGTAGAATACATATTCACGCGTACGGCAACCGAAGATCCGGGCACTGTTCCGGAAGTCCCCACAGTTGCTGAATACGATAATCCCCCGGCACCATGGACGGATGACCCCATGGGAGTAGATGCCACATATCGCTATGAATGGGTGTCGAAACGCAACAAGGTAGAGGGCACTTGGGGCGCATTCTCCGCACCTGCGATTTGGGCGCGGTATTCTTACGACGGACAACCGGGAAACTGGACATCCTATGTATTTAAAAATAGCGATACGGAGCCCGCAAAGCCGACATCCTCCGGCCCCATTCCGTCCGGATGGAATGACGCGCCCACTGGTGTCGGTATATGGTGGATGTCCAAGGCTACGATAGACGCATCGACCGGAAAGGCCGGATCGTGGTCGACGCCTATCCGCGTAACAGGCGAAGATGGAGCGCCGGGGCCGTATACGGATTTCAAATACGCCAAGAACAACAGCGACACGACGGCGCCGGCACTGGTAAAAACAGATCGCAACCCCGCAGGTTGGAGCGACACCCCGCCGTCGCTCTCTTCGGGTGAATATCTGTGGATGACCCAGGCAGAAATAGACGCCGACGACAATCTGTTGCACCCGACGGTAGGCTGGGCAACTCCGGTACGCATATCGGGAGAGCAGGGCCCTAAAGGTGATGACGGCGCCCCCGGCGAAGACGGTGCCCCCGGCAAGGATGGCTTGCAGGGCTGCATAACCCGCCTAACGGAATGGGCATCGGGAGTGGAATACCGCAATGACCTCGACCTTGTCTCCAATGGCCCCAGATACATAGACGTAGTTACGATCTATGCGAACAATAAGCAGCTGAAATTCCAGTGCAGCCAGACGCACACTTCGTCCGCTTCCAACAAGCCGGCGACAGGATCCGCGTCGGCATATTGGCAACAACTCAACGACATGGTGCCGATATATACGCCCCTGTTGTTCGCAGAGAATGCCGTCATCAACTTCCTCCAAGGTATGGAGTTCGTGGTGCACAACTCCAAGACGGACATTTCCGAGAATACCATCATCGCAGGGCTCGTGGGCGGCGATATTCCCCTGTTCGTCGGGAGCAACACGCCGTCGAATGCGCCGTTCAGGGTTGCTAAGGACGGGGCATTCGTGGCCACCAAAGCCGATATTACAGGGACTATCAACGCATCGAGCGGAACAATAGGCGGATTTAAAATTGACGAATCATCATTAACAGCCACAGACAGCTTCGGTGAGATGCTTCTATCTTCCAATCTGATTAGGTTTACCAACGATAATACCAAGCTTTATCTTGGAGGCAACACCTGGCCGGAATCAACGGGTGGTGCCCTATATGGGCCTATAAGAGCAGAAGTAAGCCGCAGCGCAGCCAGCGGCACGGCAGGCAATGTCGGAGTGTATATAAATGTCACCGGAGCAGCATTATCGGATGGAACCACTACCGCTGCACGTCAGTCCGGAAACCATGCCTTATATATCCCAGAGGGGTTCATAACGGGTTTCAGGCTGAGGAATGTGCGAACCTCTTCCAATAGAACCCTGACCGACATGGACAGCGTGGTGTTCAGTACGGCTACGAGCGAGATTACGCTGACTTTACCGTCTTCACCAAAACAAGGGCAGATTTATTTCATCCGAAAGGTCGGCAGCGGCAATGTCAAGTTGACGCGCGGGAATACCCAGCACAGGATATGCACCAATTCCAACTCTCAAAACAACACTGAAATTACCTTGGATTGGGGTAAGCTGTGGATCATATTGTGGGATCATATGAACAGTATGTGGACGGCCAACTGGTGCCAATATTAACACAAAAACAGGATATATGAAAACATTGAATTTAAAAGAGTTCAAACTGTTCACCGACATTTCCCGCGCCGGGCATATTGTCGTCGATGCAAGGAAAGAGTTTGCCAACGCCATATACATGGGCATGAACGGCATCGTAGCGCATGACCTGGCATTCCGCATCCTCCACAGCGAAGGCGGCATCGAAGTTTCCGACGAGGAGGAATTGATTATCGTTGATACCGCAAAGATGTGCAAGGCGGTATTCTATGACAGTATAATGTCCGCCCTCAAGAAAGAATAAACACTCGAAAGGAATATGAAACGCATCCGGATAGGCAAGGACATAGAGATACATTGGCCGATACTCACCAATGGGCAGCAGGTAGCACTCGAAGGGCGCGACCTGAGACTCTTCGTCCATTTGCCTTCGCATATGGACATTCCCGTCGATTTCACCACCGAAGGCAACACCGCGATTTTCACCATCAGCGGAGCAATGCAAAAATCCATCGGGGTGTACCGTCTCACCATGTGGGAGAATTTGCAGAAGAGAGGGCAAACGGCGGTCGACTACTGCAAGGCCTTCGAATTGGTTCCTACGACACTCTTGGAAGGTGGCGAAGACGAAAGCAACCTTACAACGGAAACTGTCAACCTTGAGGCGTCAAGCCTTGTTGTTGGATTGCCCGGCGAGAGTGCTTACGAGGCATTCAAGAAATACAACCCGAATTCCGAACTTACGGAGGAAGAATATGCCGAAGCCCCTATCGACGCTGCAAACGCCGCGAACGAGGCGGCAAAAGCGGCAAATGACGCCGCAGGTGAAATTGGGGATATTGACAAACTCCTTGCCGAAAAGGTCGACAAGGAAGAAGGGAAAGGGCTTTCGACGAACGACTACACCGACCAGGAGAAGGAGAAGCTGGCCGGGCTCTCCAACTACGACGACACGGAGATAAGGAAGGAGTTGTCCGACAAGGCATCCAAGCAGGAACTGACGGAAGCTGCGGCGGACACGCTGACTGAGGCAAAGTCGTACACGAACACCGAGGTTGAGAAAGCGAAAGATGTAATAGGTGAAGGTATCGGTCAGTTGCTGCCCTTAATTGGTAATGACATAACCGCTGGAGACGCGGATACGCTCAAAGAGAGCAAGTCGTACACGGACACTAAGACGACAGAACTATGGAATAATGTCAGCGATGTGTTTGACGCCACGTCCGAGGAGCTCAACAGCAACATATCCGGCGGGGATGCGCAGACACTGACCGAGGCCAAAAACTATACGGACAAGGCGATCTCAGAAATTCCCACCCCGGACGTCAGCGGGCAGATCGAGCAACACAACACCTCCCCCACGGCGCATCCCGACATCCGGGAACTGCTCAACACCTGCGTAGGACTACCGGAGTTCAACGACAAAACCTACGAGCTGACCTTCACGACAAAGGGCGGTGCGAAGTTCATCATCGACCTGCCTATCGAGATGATGGGGCTGCATTACAACGAGGATACCCAATCTATCGAGTTCGTAAATGCCGACGGCTCCATATCCTCCATCCCGGTTTCTGACTTCGTGAAAGTGTATGTCGGCTCTATCGGCTCCGAGATACAGGTTACGGTCGAAGGCTCCGAGATCCGCGCCTCCCTGCTCAACAACACCGTATCCTGGGACAAGTTGACACTTGCATTGCAGGAGATGATCCAGGGCAAGGCCGACCGCGCGGAGCTTCCCACGAAACTGTCGCAGTTGCAGAACGACACGAACTACGTGACATCGGGAACCCTCGAAACCCAGTTGACGCCTATCAAAACCGAGTTGGGCGGCACAGTGCGCCTCGGGGAGGAAATAGGAGAGAGCTCTACCCCGCCTCCTACACCGGACACGGACGATGAAATAACCGAAGTCCTTGCGCACTCGGACTGCACGCTCGAAGAGCGCGTGACGCACCTCGAAGGGCTGCTCGTGGAAGTGCTCTCGGGCAAAGTGCTGATCCCGGAGTTGCAGGTGAAAAAACTGGGCGTGTGGGACGACAACAACCTCGTCGTCACGGGCGAGGGCGCGCCGGCGAAAGCCCCCGACCGCGCGGGACAGTTCTATGTCGATACGAAGAACAACGCGGTCTACCACTCCGTGGGCAACGGCGCGGTGTCGGACTGGAAGAACGCTTAAACTACATACAACATGTCACAAGTCAACAAATACGCCGACAAGGCGGGTTACACGGCCGACAAGAACCGCAAGGGCACGCAGTCGGCAGTATCATACATCGAGGACGACGGGGCGCTCATCTACGACGGCGTGAACGTCGTGGTGGACAAGCCGGCTGCCGGGGTTGGTGACCTCGCGGTCTTCGACAAGACCACGGGAACTATCCGCTTCGTCAAGGGTGCGACGCTTGTTGCAGAGCAGTTGCCGCCGCAGCTTGTCCCCGTGGCCGTGGTCTACGCCCGGCAGGGCGGGCGGGTGCTGATCGTGTCGCTCCGCAACGCGGCATCCGAAGTTAGATGGGCATATAGCTATGAGGTGGCATTGTCGGGCTTCAACCTCGCCGCGGGCGGTGAATTCACGCTGAACATCTATACCAGCGAATTCTCGTTTACGTACCCTGCGGGTTCGACATTGGCAGACATTGCCGCACTTATAAATTCTAAACCGGAACTCAAAGCTACATACTCCTGGGTGGCCTCGGCCTCCGAAGAGCTTTCCGCGGTTGTCATGACATGTGATGCATGGTCTACGATAGAGGGGCACAAAAAGATTTCGGCAACAGGCTGCACGTTGACGCGCCGCGCCGTGGATGTGGATTACCAAAGTATCCTAATCCTGGACACGGGTGAAGCGGAGTATTACATCCGCCGCAAGAATGGTGTGAAGGCAACTGCGGCGGGTGGTGTCCTCGACCAGTTCGCGGAATATTATTCGGAGAGAGGCCAGAAAGCCACGGGGCAGAAGCCGGGAAGCGACATAATCATTCGGGAAAGCGTTTTCACCGAAGCCGACAACCCCGATCTGGTTGCCGTGTATCCCACCTACAAGGACTACCTGTTCGCCGAGCACATGGTACAATATCCTACGGCGTTCGGGACGATGTTGCAGGATGGCAAGATCAACACGAACCTGATCGGACGGCTTACTTTCGAGGACATTTATGGTAAGACACAGTACCGCTACCCAGCCGCTGCGGCCGCTCTCGACTTCGGCATCACCGTGGAAGGGATGACGACGGGACTGGAGGCGGGTGCATGGTGGCTGCCGTCGTCGGAAGAGGTCTACCTGCTGATGCACGACAGGGTGCGTTTCGTCGCTGACGTGGAGAAAGACCCCGTAAACCGTACCCTCTTACGCTTGAAAGCTACCATGTGCTATGGTTATAATTATTATGTCCATACTTCGTGCGAGCAGGCGCAGGGAGGCATATTTATTTACAGTGGAGGCGCTGGCACCGTGGGCTATACAGGCAAATGTTTTAAATTTTCCGCCCGTCCGGTCTGCGTCTTATAACTATCAGAATCATGGAAACACAACGACAGATCGACATCCTCGAATCGCGGCAGCTCGAATTACGGGCGGTCATGGCCAAATCCGACGACAGGGCAGCCAAATGCATCAAGTCCGGCCTTGACTTCCGGGCTACCTATCCCCTGGATTATGAGGAGTACGAAGCGGCCAACGCGGAGTACAACGCGAACGAAAAGACCCTTGCGGAGCTGAGGGCCCGGCGTGCCGAAGAGCTGGCCGCCGAAGAAACGGTTATGGACTTTCAAAATATTGAGCAATGAAGATGTATATGACCAACAAGCCCAACGGCGAGCCGTTCTATCCGGTAACCGTAGCCGAAGCCGTGCTTGTTTCCGAAAACGAAACTTTAGCCGCGGTGCTGCAACGGCTCGAACAGAGGATCGCAGAATTGGAGAAGTCGGAAGCGGCGCCCGAGGCGCAGGCAGAAGTACTATCCGAACAATAGAATACATCCTATGGAGGCATTGTGGAGGTTTATAGAAAGGTTGTGCGAGAAAGTATGGCAGGTGTCGATAGGTGCCCTGGTGTACATGTTCAACGCCATAGCCCCGATACACGACATACTGACGGCCTGCATGATTATATTCGCCGCGAACTTTTTCACGGGCCTGTTCGCCGGCGTGCTCGTACAGCACGAAGGATTCATATTCCGCAAGGCTTTCAAGTGCATATCCGAGGCTGCGGTAATATCGGGACTGATGGCCATGATACTGCTCGTCGGGGACAACATCGACAACCATGACGGGGCGATGTCGGCGATCTCGCTCGCAGTATATGCCCTGATATATTTCTACGGGGTCAACATCCTCAAGAACCTGAACCGCATATTCCCGAAGAACCGATACATCGACTTCCTGTACTATGTGCTCTCGTTCGAGATGATTAAAAAGATTCCCTATTTGGAAAACTACAAACAAAAACAAAAGGACAAATGAAAAAGAAATGGATCGTATGGAGCATCGTTGCGGCCGTGGCCGTAGTGCTCGGAATCGTATTCCCGCGTTACATCCTCGTGGGGGTTGTTTGTGCTATGGCCGGATGGGTCGGGCATATCCTGTACACTAAACACATCGCGCAATGACACGAGGGCTCAGAAACAACAATCCGCTTAACATCGAGAAGACACGGGGCGGCAATCCCTGGCAGGGCGAGGTCGTACCGTCGAAAGACAAGCGTTTTGCGCAGTTTACGACGGTAGCATACGGCTATCGGGCAGCCTTCAAGCTGTTGAACAACTACCAGTGTAACTACGGGTTGGACACGATCCGCAAGATGATCGGCCGCTGGGCCCCGTCGGAGGAGAACCACACGGACGCCTATGTCCGCACCGTGGCGGAAAGATCGGGGGTGCCCGCCGACTGCCGGATCACCACGACCAACCGCGACGTGATGGTTCCCATCGTTGCGGCCATGTCGTTCGTAGAGAACGGTGTCGAGGCCAAGATGCTCGACGTGCAGGCCGGGTGGGATTTGTTCGTAAAGGCATGAAACGCCTGCTCCTCTACCTGCTCGCCGCCCTTGCTGCCGGGGCGCTGCTCTTCGGCTGGGGCTACCGCCGGGGCGCCGCGTCGGTGGTTGTCGAAGAAACAACGCGCATCGACACGGTGTTCTATCCGCGGCCGGAACCGCTGCCCGGCACGTACCGCCTGGCCGACATCTCGGTGCCGGTGCTGCTCTTCGCGCCGCCCGATACGGTGACGGAGACCGTCGTTGTGAAAGTCGGGGCAGACAGCGTGCAGATGAAGGTGGCGATGGAAACGCGCCCCTACTCGGACAGCACCTACCGGGCACAGGTCAGCGGGCCCCGGATCGGCAACCTGCGGCCGACGCTCGACTGGATAGAAACATACGACCGCACTACCACCCGACAGCAGGTAGTCACCCGGCGAAGCCGATTCGCCCTGACGGCCGGGGTCGGGGCGGCGTACACGCCGCAAGGGTTCCAGCCTACGGTCGGCGTAGGAGTAGGTATTATTTTATGGCAGTTCTGACAGGTACTTACGACATCATCATTCCTGTGCAATGGAAGAGCTGATTTACATATACTGGGATGACTTCCCATCGGTTGTAACCGAATAACGGGCCTTGGGGTACGGGCATAAAAAAGTCCCCAACGCTTTCCCGCATATACCACTATACGATTGTGCCAACGCACCACATTGAGGACTTATTCCTTGAATCGGTGTGTTGGCTTTTTGTATAGTGGTATAACAAATTTATAATAAAAAATCGGGAAAGCATATGCGTAAATCGGAGCTTTTTGCACAAATACTCGAATGTGTTGCATTTGAAACTGAAATAGCCAAAGAACAAATCCTTTCGAAGGATAAATTTCAAGATGTAGTCGATGCGCGTTACATGCTCGTGCACTTCTGCCATAAAAACGGCATGTACATCGCCGACATCGCCCGGATGATGCGCTTCTCCCGCCGGGCCATAGAGAAGATGGTCTCCGGGTTCGATGAACGCAGGCAATACAGCCACCCCATATTCGAAATGCAGTGCGAACTTATTGCGAAAAAGCTGCCTCCCATCTGCGCCCCAATGAATTGATATGACCACCGCCCGCAGCCACCTTTGCAATGTTGCAACAGGTGAACGCCCGGCCTTGACAGGGGCGGAAATCATTCAATAATCATTAAAAATGGGTTCGGATAAAACTTATATTTTCGATGGAGGCGGCTCGGGTGGCGGCCTTGACATCGCGGCTCTCGTCTCGTCAATGATGGGCAACAAGGGCATGGATCCCAACCTCGTAGCGGCACTCATGAACGGTAACAACAACCGTGGTGCATGGGGCGGTGACGGGTGCTGGTGGATCTGGATCATCCTGCTGTTCTTCTGCTGGGGCGGCTTTGGTGGCAACGGCTTCGGCGGCAACAACGCCAACGGCCTTCCTGCGCAGCTCAACGGTGACGCCGGACGGGAACTTCTGATGAACGCAATCCAGGGGAACGGAGCGGCTATCAACCAGTTGGCGTCGTCGCTCAACTGCTCTACGCAGCAGATTCAGAACACGCTGTGCAACATCCAGGGCACCCTCGGCATGTCAAGCCAGCAGATCATCAACGCCGTACAGGCTATGGGCTGTCAGATCGGCAATCAGATTGCCGAATGCTGCTGCAACGTCCGTCAGGACATCGTGAAAATGGGCTACGAAAATCAGCTCGCAACGATCAACCAGACCAACACGCTGCAATCTTCGGCAAGCACGCAGTTCAACATCCTGGGCGCCAAGATCGACGCGCAGACACAGATCATCAACGACCGGTTCTGCCAACTGGAGATGCGCGAGATGCAGAACAAGATCGACACGCTGCGCCAGGAGAACAGCAACCTGGCTCTGGCCGCATCGCAGCAAGCGCAGACGGCCAACATCGTCAGCCAGCTCCGCGCTCCGGCTCCGGTTCCTGCATACATCGTGCAGAATCCCAACTGTTGCACGACGCCCACCGTGGCCGTGACTGCAGCCCCGGCGTGTGCAGGCACTTTATTTTAGCAAGGAAAGGAGGCAAGTATGTATCCTTTACAAGCTGACATAAAAGTCGTTGTCCCCCAATTCGTACCTCGCCTCGACATCGGAGGCATATACACGCTCGCCACGACCGGGAAGGCTTCCACAGAGACCCGAACCGTGGACTACGGATTCAATCCCTGTGCCTGGAGCGCACTGCCCAATGAGGGAATCCTTCTATGGAAGGTGCGCCACCCGGTCACGGAAGCCGAGAGCGGATATGCCGTAAATGTCGTGGTTCCGGCCTCCGGGTCGGCGAGGAGCACCGTAACATCCCCCAACACCACTACCGGGACTGCCAAAGTTCCCGTAGTGGATAACAAAGGGACGCAAACCGTGGGCAGCGACATCACAAACCAGACGGCGGCAGGCGAGACGAGTGCCTATACGGAGCACCTGGTGTACTTTAACAAGTGTGCGGGCACTTTCCGCCTGCTTGGGGTGAAGTCCACAACGGGAACCGCACAGGCAAGTAGCGACGAAGCGACGCCGGCAGCGGCAAAAACAACGAAGTAAAAACAGAAAGACGGGGAGGAGGGATCCTTCTCCCCCGCCTTTCACAAATCATTAACCAAGATGTTTCAGAACTTGAGAAAAGGCTCCTTAGTCTACGTTTTCGACAACAGGGAACAGCCTAAGTTTTATACAGCCAACGTAAAAGACGTATCGGCACCGTATTTCCCGCCCCAAAAGCCCGGGCAATTCTCGCCGATGCCGCAATTCATCAACATCTCGATAGAGGGCAACGAGCCCTGGGGCGTCCCTATGCAAGCGGACATCGTTTCAAAAGACGGACTTACCGTAGCGACGACACGCGAAGTGTTGAAGCCGACCATCATGGAGGCACAGCAGGCAAGCCGTGACATCGTGGAATCATTCGACAGGCACAAAGCCAACCTGAAGGTCTACGACGAGATCCTGATGCAGCTCGACCCCGAAGCTGCGCGTTCAAAGGAGCTCGAAGCCGAAAACAGGGAGTTGCGGAAGATGCTCGCTGACATGAACGAACGGCTGAGCCAGATACCGACGGCGGAAGAACTGAGGAGCCTTGTCAAGTCTGAACCACCTGCAAAAACAAAGTAACTATGGGTTGGAGAATCATAGGTGAAGGCCGTGGCGGCTTCGGCGGCCACGAAGAGGAGATGGAGCGGGAGCTCCGACGCGCCTACGAAGAAGGCTTTGAAGAAGGCCGGCGTGAAGGCCGTGGCGGATACGGTGAGCGTGGCAGCTACGGACAAGGTGGCGGCTACGGCGAACGTGGCGAGTATGACCGCGGCGGGTATGAGTATGACGACGCCTACGGCGAACGCCGTGGCGTAAGGGGTACAGGCCCCTATTCGCGGTATCGCAGGCGGTAAACCGGAGGGAGGGGGCCGCAGTGCCCTCTCCAATTTTTAAATCGAAAAATATGGACAGGTTAGATACACATGAAAACTTCCCGGCAGGGTTCCGGGAATATCTCGAAAATTACGGTTGGCACTTTTCAAAGAAGATGTGCGAATTCGCCGTTTCCCGCATGAAGGACAGGAATGGCAAGAAGATCGAGCCCTATTCTAAGGATAAGGTGGATGCGCTGCTCAAGCAGTACGGCATCGAACTCAAAAAGGACAAGGGCTATGACTGCGTGTACGTCTGCAACATGGCATTGGCGGACTATTTCGGGTCGTCGATACCCAATCCACAATACCTGGCGATGTTCATACGTGACTATATCGACGATGAAGACGGATACGACGGCTTGCCATTTACACGCTACTATGCCGATACCATCGGCTCGGGAACACCCATCCTGTGGGAAGAGATGATGTAGCCATGGAAGAATATCCCCAGATCAGCGAATTCACAAACGACAACGACGAAATCGATGAAAAATATCGCAACGCTCGTCCGTAACCTGCCTGCCGACAAGTACCAGGAACTGGCCGGGGCGGTGAACGACGTATTCGAGAACAAGCGCTTCAACCGGGCACAACGCAGAAGGCTGGCGCGAAACTGGCGCAAGTACGGAAAAAGGGAGGAAAAATGAAGATTCGGGACTTGAGTATTCACAAGTATGGTTGGACGTTGCGCATATATTATGCCGTGACGTGCTACTATACGGGCGAAATACTCAAGTCCCTTACCGACATCGGATGCCCTGATACGGTTCTTCATCGCGTACAGGGGAATATGGTGAAGTGCGAAATGGATACGGGATTCACCTACTCCAACAAGGAGCATCGGCAAAGTGTCATCGTAATAGGGATGCACTCCTCGCCGTGGGAATTTCTCAACAGCTTTGAGCACGAACTGCGGCACCTCGTAGATGATGTAGCCCTTACCCTCGGCCTGCCGATGGCCGGGGAAGAGGTAGCATACCTTACCGGCGAAATAAACCAGGCGCTATGGGAAGATGTGCACCAATTCACCTGTTGTAAATGTAATGGACATGGAAAAAGATGACACCCAATACTGGATGGCGATGCTCGAAGTGAGCGAATGCTGCGCACCCATATTCGCTGCCGTCGTATGCGAGTTGATGAATACGATTTGATTATTCCAGAAGTTTCACCAGGTCGGTTTTCATCTCCTCGTCTATGTCGCGGTAGCGGGCAAATGCTTTGCTGCCTTCGGTATGCCCCGACAAAGATCCCACAAGGTTAGGGTCTTTGACCTGTTTATACAGATTCCCGATGAAAGTACGGCGCGCCATATGGGATGACGCAACTTGGTAGAGCGGTTTTTGCTCAGGCTCCCTGGTGACGGGGTTGAGCACACTTACCATGCGTTTCAATCCGGCAGCAAGGAAGCATTTTTTAATTGCCTCGTTATATTTTTGCTCCGAGATAAAGGGCAGCAGTACTGCATTGTCAGGGGATGCGTATTTATTGATTATCTCCTTTGCAAGATTGTTCAACGGGACACGCACCGTCACCGGATGGCCTTCCTTCGTTTTGCGCGGGATATACTCAACAGCACCTTTTACTATATTGCTCCGTTTCAAGGCTATCAAGTCCCCCACGCGACACCCTATGAGACATTGGAATACGAATATATCCCGCTGTACCGCCAGTCGTGGATGCCTGGATAGGTTTGTATGGTATAGCTTGTTCCGCTCGGCGATTGTGATATAGATCGGGGAACCATATACAGCTTGTTTTATCTCCTTCTTCCGGAAAGGATTAGTTTGGATCAGGTCATTGTTTGCGGCCCAATTCAGGAAAGCCCGCAAGAGAATCATCTTGCTGACAACCGTATTGTGGCCACGCTGGTGTGGTATCCTCGAATCCTGCACCAAAGCATAGATATGCGGATATTCCTCGCATATATCGTGCTCCCGGCGATAAAAGTCCTCAAAGTCATCCAATACCTCGGGCGTTAGCATCCCCAGCGAAAGGGTGAAGGTGCGGTCGAAAATCCTTTTGTACAACTCGTAGCGCTTGAGAGCCCTCATAAGAACATTGAATGCCATCTTACGGCGCTCAGAAAACCCCTTCTTTGATACGTAACTTTCAAAGTGTGCCCATATATCCCTATCTTGCGACAATCCTACAGAATAAGGCGTAATAACATCCCTGAGCCAACTCGGAGGCAAACTAACCTTACCTGCGCCTGCCTCTATAAACGATTGCATGACAAAAGATGTCAATGCCGAGATTTTAGAATGTGCCTCGTTTGCCTGTTCGACGATCTCTTGTTGGGCAGGAGACATCATCCTGTAACGGGGAACAGAAACCGATTGTGTCTTGGCGCTCCAATATTCAGGCAGCACGAAAATACCGGTCTTGGCACGCTGGTTAAGGCGTCCGTGAGTAAACCGAATCAGCACCTCGTGTAAACCGCATGTATTCTCCTTGGCAGAGAGTGAATAGTAAATTGTCGCCATAATTGTTATATTTGCACGGATACAAATATAAACAACCATATATTACTTCAATAATTTTTGGCGACTTTTTGGCGACTTATACTTTATCTGGTGATATTTCGGTCGTTTCATGACATCCGTAAAGATGCCGATACACACCATTGCAGCCAATTTTTGTTGCTTTATGCAATCCCAATAATTTCATGAGATAACATTACCTATAGTCCCGTCGGGACTACAA